GGGGGAGGTGGTGGTGGCGGTGGTGGGGGTGGCGGTAGGAGTGGTGGAGGTGGTGGTGGCGGTGGTGGCGGTGGTGGCGGTGGTGGTGGCATTTTTCTGGGGTGATTAAACCATCCCGCAGTGATGAATTCTTCCTGAATGCTTTTTTTTTTTTGGAATCTCAAACCCCGATTACACACCATCGCACTTGCATCTCAAAAGACCGGTACACCTCATAGTGCTCCCATTCCCCTCCCATATCTTCATCGTTGCACATCTCATAATGACTTTCGGTTTTTCGGAGTACCCAGCGGTTGGGACGCAACATCTCATCCGAGGGTTTAACCATCTTGAGTCCTTTTAGATCCAAACGAAAGCCCTGACAAGACCAACCCTTCTTTGCTTCTGTTGGCCTCTCTTGTTGTGGTTCACAGGAAGAACCATCATGAGATGCAATAAATTCTTCTATTGCGCGAGAGCGAAGCGTGTCCCAATTAAGAAAAGAATCCGTTGGCGCAATAATCACATCCTTGGCATTTTTTTGGATTGGTTGTACAGGATGAACGACGCCGAGACGGTCGGCGATGCTATCAAGACGATACGATTTCTCTTCTGTATCTACATCGGTTTCCCGTATCCACAAGCCAACCACAAGCCTGTATTTGCTCCCCATGGTTTCTGTGCGATTCAAAAACTCCCACGCGGAGGCATCTGTGCCCATAAAGATGTTATTGCTACCGTTGCCGTGCAACACTGAGGATGCCGCAAAAAGATCATGAAGACATGGTAGGGTAAAGGAAGGAAAGAAGAAATCCACCTCTTCCTGGGTGAGGAGTTTCTTGACGGACCGGGGATCCGAGATCCCCATCATCATATTATGGAGTTTCTGTGTCGTGTCAGTCGCCAGAGTGACCACCATAGTAGTCGATGATGGTGGTGGTGATGATGATGATGATGATGATGATGATGCGGACGCAGACGATTTCTTAAAATCAACCAACGAGCCCAGAAAATTCTCCATCATGGATAATTCCTTCGATCCCCAATACGACCTCCAGCGACGATTCTCATCCCATACCATCACACGCGTAGAGGGGCTTGTCTTACGCAACACAAAAAACTCCATCTTGAGGCATTTCTTCTCGCCCTCCATGACCCGCATCGCCTCGTGGGGCACATTTCCCTGAAAAAAGGCATACCCATTCCTTACCGCGCTTCCACGCATCATCGTCGTCTCTACCCGTGTCTCCCCTCCACGGGTCACATTAGATAGCCCCAACAGGCCCACACACGGAATCAATCCCTGGCAGATATAATTCTCAAAATCTTGATGCTCCTTGAAAAACATACCCTCGCGATAATGTAGCCAATCCACGTGGGTGTAACGAAACCATACATGCTCGATATCTCCTTCCCTGGATGCCCATCGGATCATCTTGGGCATCATGAGCTCACGGATCCCATTCAGCACATTTTTTCTCTTCTCGTGGCATTTAAGGCCGTGTCGGGACTCGGGATGATATTCTTCCCGTTCTCGTTGGCGATGATAGATGACGGCGTCTTTCCATCCGTCCGTAGGCCACCACTCGTCCACGAGACGCAACTCTTTGGGAGACAAGAAATGCCCGTCGATAAAATCGGTCTTGATGGTTGTTGTCATTGTCATCTGTTGTGATGTTGAAAAAATTTTTTTTATTCGAGAAGAGGTTCATACAACGTGAATAAAAAATATTATAATTGGATTAGAAGGGCTGTGTGTGTGTGTAATATATAATTCATCTTTTAATACCATTTCCACCAGGCGAGATTCAGTTTTTTCTCCATAAAGGAAAAACGGTTCCCACGCAAAGAGCGGTGGGGAATCTCGTTACAGGAAATATATTCCCAGTTGATATTCCATCGACCATCCCCGGCCAATCCAAGATCAATATCTCCGTGCTTGCACTCGGGACACTCGTTGTCGACGGTACCATAGAGGGGTCCAAGAATAGGGGTCATTCCCGCACCGCCACCATTGCCGGTAATACGAACGCAACGACCACACGCCGCTCCATTCTCAAATTGAACATGATTCATCGCCACGGTCGTATCTACACCATTAAAACCGGGAGGGAGCATACAGGCACCGTTGGCACCATTTCCTCCCGCGCCATAAAAAGTGCCATCACCATCAAAGGCTTGATTTAGCGTTGTGGTAATGATCATGATCATCATCATCATCATTCTATTCTTGGCTTGAAAATTCATTATTGCTTTTTTACTCTTTTTTTTTAACGGGAATTTTTTTTAATCATTTTTTTTTCTTCATGTTCCCAGGACCTCTTGGAAAATAGGAGAAGGTGAAGAAATTTTTTTTCTCATATCTTTTATAGAGGATAATGGTATATTTTTCTAAATACTATTTCAGTGCGGAACCTGTTTGTACAAACCACGATGTGTACAGTATTTCATTTACTTTTCTTCCAAAATTTAATGGAATACTAAAAGTATGTATGCAACAGCAGAAAACATGTGAAAAAAATCTATCATTTGCAAAAGCGATCGCTTTTGACCCTTTAAATATTACGTTTGGTCCTTTTGATATTAAAAAAGGAAACCAGGCAAGTCTTTCCCTTTATTATGATAGTGAACGAATCTTCCAAATCGATACAAAAGTATATGATCCAGTCTTTTTTAACAATTCTTTAGCACCGATTCCCTTTACATGGACCATGTACATTGCGTCTTGTTTTCGTATTCCCTCTGATTTTACCTCCACTCCAATTCTTCTTGATGCTTATAAAAAATTCGCCGAGCAATATGAAAAAGAACCTTCTGACATGATTATCAGTCTCGGAGATACCGTTTATATACAACAATCTCAAACAGGGTCTCGTTATGGAGTTCTAAACCGATATATAGAGCTGTTAAATTTTCCTTACTTTAGAAATTCTCTATCCAACAGTTGGTGGATTGCATGCATCGATGATCATGATTTAGGCATAAACGATACCTTAACGGCTTCTTATAATATCGGCATGATACGAGATGTTCAACAAGAAGTATTTCCAAGAGTATCTTATGGTTCGACAAACACTCTGAATAGCATGTATAATGTGGCAGATATTACGATCATTGTGTTGGATGATGTGAGCAATAGGAAATATGATATTGTGAATGGTAATTATATATCAATACTTGGGGAAGAACAACTGGAGTGGTTTTGTCAGGCACTTGCCGATGTATACGTCTTATTTGGAACAAACGCAATGATACTGGTCGTTGATGGGAAAAGTTGGTTTGGTAGCTACGGAGGGTATACCTATACGTCGTGTCCAAATGAATTGAATCGGATCATCGATACGATAAATACGTTAAGACTCACGAATGTGATCCACATGTGTGGAGATTCACATTTTTCTGATCAGTCGTATTATCCTCTCCAAAATGGTGGGAGTATTACTGAATTTCGAAATTCCGCGATTGGCTCGATTCCACGGAAAAATATTAATGATAATCCATACCGTGTTCCAGGTTCGTTGGTCGATGTAAATAATTTTGGTAAAATAACAATAGAAGGTATTCAAGGGGAACGTTCACTTCTCTACCAAGTTTTCACCAAAGACGGTATAGTCTATGAATACTCTACCTCTTCGTCATCATAATCACAGACAAATGCATTTTTGATTGATGTTATCTTATCAAGAAGAAGCGTGATAGAATTTTGAGTTTTCAGAAAACTATTTAGACGATCTGTTATTCCGCAAAGCGTCATGCCGTAATTCGTATTTGGAAGTAAGGAAATACATACATTACATTTACCAGTGTAGGGATCCAATCACTTGATCGACCGTACCCGATAATTGAGATGGACTCCTAATGCCTCCAAACGTTTTATATACCAATAGACATATTTACACAAATCAAATTCACCAAGGTTTTCACGAGGAAAAGGAATTCCATTTTCTACGTTTAATCGGATAAAATCCAGAAGTAATTGCATGCGTGCGGTTCGACGTGCGGGTGGCTTTGTTGGTGGCTTTGTTGGTGGTTTTGTTGGTGGCTTTGTTGGAACCTTGACCATAGTAGTAGAAGGCTTTGGAGGCGTGATCACCAGAGAACTGAGATCAGGTAGAGGAGTGGTGGGAACATTTGGTAACACAATTGGTTTCTTCATGGGAGGCTCAGGAATAATACTTCCCCCCAGAATGCTTACCATATGCGGATCCAGGTGTCCTGAGGCGATTAATTTGAACCCTGTCGCTCGTGCTTTTTTTACCTGTCGATCCAAGAGTAATCTACCATGCTGTGCATAATGGGCCATGCGATCACAATTCTTTCGTGGATATTTTCCTGTTTTGCGAAATTCTTCTTTACAAAAAACATCACATAGATCACAATTCTGAATATATTGCTTGCGTAAAAGTTCTTCCGGCGTCGGGGGTCGTAGACTCTTGATCCGATTCATATATTCTTCACAACTCGCACAAGCCATTCTTTTATTTTTTTATTATCCTACGCAGAAATAAAAAAATACGTACATTCAACACCATGAGCACCATCTTTGTGTCTATCGCTTCTTATCGTGATCATTTGTGTCCCATCACTCTTATCAGCATGTATGAAATGGCCGCCAATCCCGATCGTGTCTTTGTTGGCCTTTGTCAGCAAAACAATCAGAAAGAAGATGAGGAATGCGTCTTTCCCAAGGCGCATCCCCTTTACAAGACCGTCCAGAAGAATGTACGCAAGGTGTCTATTCCTCATACCCAGGCAAAAGGTCCCACGTACGCGCGTTTCATCTGTGCATCGCTGTACAAGAATGAGACTTATTTTCTACAAGTCGATTCTCACTCCCTCTTTGCCGATCAATGGGATACCCATCTCCTTCATATGCTCGAGGCAGCTCAAAAAGTCGCCGGGCATGAAAAGATAATTTTGTCAACCTATCCCCCCATCATGGAAGATTACACTTCCGAGGTGATTGCTTCGGCGCATACACCCATTCTCGAGACTACCCAGACGAATTCCCATGGAATCCCCGTGTTCCAGGGATCCGTGTATCGTCCTCCGGCGGCTACACCGACCCGAAATTATTTCATCAGCGCCAATCTCTTGTTTGCACCCGCTTCTCTCTTAAGGGAAGTGCCCTATGATCCCCATCTACCCTTTCTCTTTGAAGGGGAAGAGATCCTCTACTCGGTAAGAGCGTACACCCATGGATGGGATGTCTATGCACCCAATCGAAATATTATCTATCACCATTATACACGAAAGAGTGATCCCAAGTTTTGGGATGATCTCACGCTTGAGATGCAGGATGCCCTCATTAAAACGCGATTCTTGCTGGGACATGATTCCACCAATGCGCCAAACAATCCCGCCAATGTGAACAAGACTGCAAATCTCCAGGATATCCATTCAAAAGAAGTGAGAAACAGTATCTCGGCGTTTGGACTTGGTACTCGACGCCCTCTGCTCCATTTTTATCGCGAATCGGGTATCACGCCCCCTTCGGGACTATCATCCATGCCTCCTACCTATCCGTCGGTTTCCAAGGGCATTTCCTGGCAAGGCATCCTTATCATTGTATTGGTCGTCTTATTTCTTATCTCTCTCTTTCTTGTTCTTTTGAAAGGACCGCCTGTACCGCGGAGATAGGCGTTTTAGGGAGTAAGAATGTCATTTGGACAAAAATAGAAAATAGAAAGTGTTTGAGATTTTTTAAAAAAATAAAAAATTCTGAAAAGGTTTTATTTTTTGATTCCTGACAAAAAAAAAAACAATGTTTTGGACAAAAAAGACACCGTCCACCCGTTACTACCGGGTGGTGGTAAGGCAGGAGAGGAAAACAATCCGAGATAGACATTTCATGGAGTAAGAATGTCATTTGGACAAAAATAGAAAATAGAAAGTGTTTGAGATTTTAAAAAAAAATAAAATTCTCAAAAGGTTTTATTTTTGGACGCCATCCAAAAAAAACAATGTTTTGGACCAAAAGAACACCCGTCCACCTGAAGTACCAGGTGGCGGTAAGGCAGGAGAGGAAAACAATCCGAGATAGACATTTCATGGAGTAAGAATGTCATTGGACAAAAATAGAAAATAGAAAGTGTTTGAGAATTTTTTATTTTTTGGTTCCTGACAAAAAAAAAACATTTATTCACACACGGTACCACCGTATGGCAGTAAGACAGTCCGAGATAGACATTTCAGGGAGTAAGAATGTCATTGGACAAAAATGGAAAATAGAAAGTGTTTGAAATTTTTTTCAAAAAATAAAAAATTCTGAAAAGGTTTTATTTTTTGGTTCCTGACAAAAAATAAATCCGTCCACCCGGTAAGGAGATAGGCGTTTCAGGGAGCCAACTTACTTCCTTTAAATAGTCAAAAGACAAAAGACGGGAGATATCAAGTGTTTGAGATTTTTCAAAAAAAAAAAAGGTTTTATTTTGGGTTTACGAGGGATCTAAAATTGTTGGTAGGCGCGGTTGCGATGCAGTGCCATAACGACCCTGCCAAGGTTCTTCTTGAGCGTCTTGTCGGCGTTCTTGGTTCCCGGGTATTCGGCGAAAAGGGAGGTGGCAACGCGGGGAAAAGGTTCATGATCTTTCTCCTCCCAGGTAGAGCATCCACTAAGGATGTTTTCAATCGCGCTGGGTGCCTTGTCGTCCCTTTTATCCGACATCTGATAGAGAAGGGAGACCTTGCGTATGGTTTCCTTCATGCATTTGGGTTTCAAAAGGCCACCACCACCTACACCTACAGTGGATCCTCCCCCGGTATTCCACGCGATTACAAGGGCTTTGAGCATGTCTGCCAACCAAGCATCCACCTCGGGACGACCTGTAGAGACGCCAGAGGGCATAATAGCCGTGTTGGTGGTTGCTTCCTTATACGAGGAAGCAATCACATAAAGACTGGGATAGACGATGCGAAACAGTTTCTTGACCATGCGAAGGTCTTGTGTGTCCACACCAAGATCAGTTCTTGCGACGAGAAGGGTGTGAAGGAAATGGACAAGGAAACGCTCCAATCGTTCGTGAAGCACCGGGTCCACGCCACCAAGCGTCTGAAGATATTTCCAGCATTCCAGACGCTCCTTGTCATGGATCTGCATTCGACGATGACACAGGGAGACATACTTGCCCATCTGATTGCGTATGAATTCTACGGAGTGGAGATCGGTGTTCTCATAAAGACTGTCCACATCCTTGGAAAGAAGCAGATGTCTCATCCACAGGGGCCGTTGTTGCATCTTGGTCTTCATCCAAGAGAAGAGAAGGACACGCATGCGTTTTTTCCACAAAGCATCCATCTCGTTATCCAGGGTGCACTGAGAAAAATCCAGAAAGCCAACCTCTTTTTTATAGATCTTGTCATAGGCTTCTTCCCAAGGGACTTCCAGCTTGTGCATCATGAGTGTGACGGCGAGATGGTAGACGGTGGGGAAGACTTTGTCACGGTAGCGGAGATTATTGTGGGGAAAGAGGGGGCTCATTGCATCATTGTCTTCACTGAGAATAAGCATGGCCTTCTTGAAATCGCAAAGCATGCCCATGGTCTCATTGGTCGATGTCCAGGATCCGTTGGGACGCAGGGCTTCGTGTTGTCGTACATCCTCGGACGTCCACCGTTGCTGACGTGTATTTTTTAGCGATTCACTTTGATGCGAGGGAAGAGGGAGTTTGTTGGCCATGAGCAGATTTTCAAGACGACGCGTCCATTCCTTCTTCTTGTCCTCCATCGTCGTCGTTGTCTTGAGGAGGAGGGAAGAATCAAGGTTCTTGTGAGCCCGCTGTTCGAGGATTCGGAGGGAGGAAGTTAAAAGGCTGTTGGCAAAACGATGGTCCTGATGGTGATGGAAGGCAGAGGCGCCACGCCGGAAGATAAAAAGGGCGAGGTTGCGCGGATAACGAAATTCAAGACGGACGAGATCCGCGTGCGGGAGAGTCCCATCGGTCCATTTGGACATGATATCCTCGACTTTGGAGGGGGTGTAAAAAGAGTGATCATCTTTCATGTATCGAAGAATCTCCATGGGTGATTTTCCGACGTGAGGAGTGATGGAGAACCCGGCTTCCATTTGTGAAAAGAGGAAGACCGAGGCGTGATGGCAAGCATAGACAAAAAAGGGGTCATATTCTGGATTCCATCCGTACCATGCATCTTCAATGACTCGACCGACCAGATTCCATCCGTAGAGAAAAGGATCACATCCCACGACGTAGTGATACTTGCCGATGACCCATTTCTTGGATGGACAGAAAAAAACCCGATATCGGCCATCGGGTCGCGCATACAAAGGTTTCTGTTCCAAGAGAACCCGGTAGGCCTCGGTGAGACTGGAGGTCCATAGTTCCAGCATCCTCATTTCGCTGTGCACATCAAAGTGATTCTTGAGCTCGACATGCGTCTTGGTCGTCGGCGCAGGCATTGTATCCACCACCATGCGATAATAATCGGTAACTTCATCGACCGTGAGAGTTGCCGTCGTCATATTGAATCTGTTCTTATTTAAAGAATTGCAATAACAGGGATTAAAAAAAAAACCATGAGCGGCATTCATTTTTTAGAAAACGATGATTTCATAGTGAAGCAAGGGGATAAAGGATTCTTGTTATCGCTAACCTACAATGTGTTGTGCAGAGGTATGACACTTCTTTTGTTCTACTCGATCGATTGTGAATATTGCAAGACGCTGATCCCAGTGTTCAAGCAATTGCCACAGTATGTGAATGGTTGTCAATTTGCCATGGTGAATGTCAATAGAAACAGAGATGTGGTGGAGCGATCAAAGAACACCATTGCTCCTATTTCCTATGTACCGGATCTTATCCTCTATGTAAATGGGTCGCCGTACGTGAGATATGACGGACCACATGTGATTGCGCATATCCAGAAATTTATTTTCAATGCAAATGACAATATCAAAAAGACTGCGTTTATGGACATGGATGGACCCCAAGAAAATCCTCAACAACAGATCCAGCAACAGCAACAGCAACAGCAACAGCAACCACAACAACAAAATCCTCAGATGATGCAACAACAACAACAACAACAGCACCCTCAGATTCAACAGCAACAACAATATTATCCCTACAACGATCAGAACCCGCAACCTCCCAATAAAATTGTATTAAATGAGATGAAGGGGGCGGATAATTATGCGAATGCAATGAAAAAGGACGAGATCCCGGCATATACAATTGGTACACCGTTATATGGGGAGAAAAAAAGAGAAAAGGTTTGTTATCTAAACTTTAACACTGCATATGTTTCCACCTGATTCAACATAGGATGTAGGAGCTGAGGACCTGCTGTTCATCAGTTTTTTTTTTAAGATGACGAGACGACGACAACGACGTTTTTTTTTTTTCCGACAAGAAGTAAAAAAAAGAAAAACTTATGACGACCACTCGGGAGAGGATAAAAAATAATGCCTTTTATGAAGCCTACCGACTTTTTATCCGGGATGATCAGTCCTGGAACAAGTACAATCATATTTTGAAGAATACAAGCATTGATACCAAGATTGGAAACGAGAGTAAGAATGGAGAGGTGTTTCGTGGACATGTGCTTACCCCGCTGAAAGAAAAGAGAGCCATCTCGATCAAGAAGATGCCTTTGACGGTAGAGGATCTGGGGTTATTTTTGAAACATCAGCATAATAATATCCATACGATTTTTGCGTCAAAGACGATCTGGAGAGAGATCTATGTGTTGAAGATTTGTAGTCGACTTGTCAAGATGAAGAAATCCGTCCACTTGCCGTTGCATTTTTTTTACGTGTACTCGTCATTGCATTGGAACAAGACGGTGACACAAAAGAACGGACCGTATCTATACAGCTACAATGAGCTGGCTCACGAGGATCTCAAGTCGTGGACCTCCAAGCCCAGGTCCTATAACCAGTTTATGAGTTGTTTTCTGCAGATTTTCTTTGCCTTGTATGTGATGCAATATTATTGCGGGTTCCTGCACAACGATCTCCATTGGGGTAATATTCTGGTGTTCCAGGTCAAAAAGGGGGGAAGCTGGTGTTACAAGATTGAAGGAGTGGATCACTATATACCCAATGAGGGTTTTCTTTTTGTGCTCTGGGATTTTGGGATGGCAAGTCTTGTTCCGGCACTGAAAGGATGCAAGGAGCAATTGAAATCGTGTCAGGATTTTCTCAAGATCCTCAACACCCCTCGATGGATTATTAAGCACTATCCTAATGTTGAGGTACCTTCATCCGTCAGCGATCTATGTGTTCACATCCGATCGATGGAACATAAGAGCATGAAGGATATGCTGGACAAGGTCATTCAGAAATTTACACGGAATCGTTTGACCTATGTTTTAGAAACGTTTGATATCTGTCGTTCGTCGTCGTCCACGTCCGCGTCGGCGTCCTCTGTAGATACGGTCCCTGTTCTACCCGAGGCTTCCAAGACGACAACGATTACCACGTCCAGCAACAAGACCGTAGGGACAACAACGCCCGGTTTTCGTATCTCGACACGCAAGAAAAAGAACACGATAATGACGATAGCTTAAAAGAAAAAGAAGAAGAAAAAAATCCCTAATGATTGTTGTGGCGTTTGATATCGGAATCAAAAATTTGGCGTGGTCGAGTGTATCCTATTCGTTGGATAGCAGTCCTCTTTTTTCCTCCTCGTCGGTCCATCAAACGATAACTCCAGAGATCGAGGCAGAGATGATTGGTAAAATGAATATCTTGAATCTGGATATTTTTGATGCCACTGGAAATGAGGAAACAGGAATGATTTCTATCTATCGCCGGATCCATGATTATATGAATCACATGGAATATGTGTGGGGGAGTGCAGATGTCTTCTTGATTGAACAGCAGATGAGCACGGGAAAAGTGTACAATGTCAAGGCGCTCAAGGTATCTCAACATATTCTTGCGTATTTTATGCTCCGTCATCCTTCTAAAAAGGTGTTGGAATACAGTGCAGGTCTAAAGACATCGTTGTTTGGAGTTCATTTACAGCAGAAGAAGGATCGTAAGAAATGGTCGATTGAAAAGGTGCGGGAGATGACGGTTCATGATCCCGTGATTCAGGATTATATGGATGTGTTTAAGAAGAAGGATGATGTGAGTGATTGTATTTTGATGACGTTTGTGTATGTGTTTCAATCCATGGTGAGAAAAAAAAATTGACTTGGGTTTGGTCTTTAGGTATATTACAAAATTTCAAGAAAAGCAAAAGAAATGACTACGAATCGAGTGTGCACGCTCTGTCTGGACAATGACAACAGTGTCATCTCTATGGAGAATGTGTATTCGTGTGGGTGTCGATTTGATTTCCACCCCCATTGTTTTGAGACGTACCAGCAAAATTTCAATGGGTGTATGTATTGTCGGGGGACGCCTCCGGTTCATAACAACAACGACAATAACGACAACATTAACAACATTAATAACAATAACAACCGTCGTCCTTTACGCGATGCGATGTTTCATCAGGATTGGACACGGCTGATGAGGATTTTGAATCGTGTTCAGAATCGCTACATCATTGCCTATGAGTGGAACGATCCACGGTACCTGCGTCTGATGAATCATATTAATGTCTTGCAAAACGAACTGGTCAATCTTGCCCTGGTCGATCATCCTCTTCCTATCAATCAGATATGATGTTTATCACGTTCATCTTGTTCCCTTTTCCTTTTTCGTCGAGCTTTTGCGTATTCATCAAAAAATGTAATAAGTTGGACATAATCCATGGTAGCAATCTCCTTGGCAGTAATTTTTTTTTCACTCAAGGCTTCAAGAACCCCTTCTTTTCTGAAAAAAAATGCTACATATTGCCCCGATGGCAGATTACGAACATCTTTTGCAGTAATTAATTTTTTACGCAACATCTCAAGACCCGTTTCACTTTCAAAAAGAATCTGCGCATCTGACCATCGAGGAAATTCAAGTATCTGTTCCATAGTAATCAATCTCTCACGCAACGCTACCAGAAATCGATCATTGGAAAAAAGAATTCTTGTATAATGATTGGGTATTTTATCCATCTGTTCCGAAGTGATCAAGCCTAAAATAAGAGCCTTTCTCATTCTTTCTAAAGTTGGAGGTGAATATAGAGATGAATATTTCAAGATTTTTTTATCAATGTTTTGTAATCTCGTCATTTGTCTTCTTATTGCGGTATCATCATAATGTCTTCTACTTATTATTGGCGTATTCAAATAATCGATTATCGCGCCCGTAACGTCATCAACAATGGGATTCTTGGAATATCTATATTTCTTAATAATGTTGTCGATACATTCCATCAAATTGAAAAACCTTGCATTTCCGTCCTGATAAAGACTTTTCAAGAAAGGATATTGTTGAAGTAAATATAAAAGATAATAGGCACGTACACCTGGTATGTGCATAGGAATATCTTTTTGGTATTTTGTGTAGAAGGAATTTCTTAATGATGTTGACGTGCCGTCGGATGATATTAATTCTAAACAAAAGTCAAACAACTCTTGTTGGAGTCGTTGAACCTCTTGTTGTTGCATGTTTTTTTTAAAGAGAAAAAAAAATAAATTGACAAAGTAGTGTAGCACAAGATGGGTCGTGAATAAAAATACAAAAAATAAAATCTGTTGGAAAGATAGTAAGCAAAGCCAATGAGTGGATTTTATTTAACCATATCGGAAGGAGGGGATGAGGATTCTTTTCGACTGTTTTGTGCCGAAGGGGACCAGGCCAAGGGCGTCTCTTGTCAGGGTGCCGTCATGAATCTCAATTATGGGACAGGAGGAAGTCTCCGTCTATCGACCAGCTCCACAGGTACCAACACCCACTGGACCTATTTCTCTCTCCTGGGCAAGACCTTATCTTGGGATGTGGATCTATCTAAGGTCCCTTGTGGATTGAATGCCACGTTTTATTCGGTGTTTCTGCACGATGGAAATTCGTATCGGGATGCCTGTGCGACCTTTCCCTCTACCATGGAACTCGATTTCATGGAAGCCAATCGATATGCCTGGCATACCACTCTCCATCGCGGGAGCAATGACTGTGGAAGTGCACCGCCTGTAGGCATCGGAGGTACCATCAGAGATCCACGTTATCAATTCCAAGATCGGAATGGTATCCAGAAAAATGCCTCGCAACTGTACGGTCCCGGTGAATTATTTACCATCAATACGCTGATTCCCTTCCATGCGTCCATTTCTTTCGAGATGACCTCTTCAAACCTGACCTCCGTGGTCATTACACTCTCTCAGGGCGCGCAAAGCATCGGTCAGACGTACGATGCCTCGAATGAGGAATACAAGGGATGGCTGTCGGGCCTCGGACAAGAAATAGGCGCCGTCACTTCCACGAGTGGTAACGTGTTGGTGTGGAGCCTGTGGACGGGAGGCCTCAATTGGCTGGAATCTCCTCCCTGTGGACGCAATAGTCATCCATCCTGCGATGCCAATTCCTGTCAATACACGCTGTCCAATATTTCCATTTCGTAAAATCTTCCATCCGTAAATTATTTATATAAAAGATTTTGATCAGGGATATAAATTAAAAAAAAATTTATATCCTGATCAGAGAATGATTCGTCGTCAACGAGAGATGCGTCTTCAAATGGCCCAGGCGATCGCAGAGGGATCCTCGATAGAAAAGACTTATCTCATTCAAAAAGACGGTGGACGACAACGACCCGTGATCGATGGTCGGATCATGAAAGCGGATGCTTTGCCTTTGGGCCCCTGGCGATCAAAGGCTAAAAATGCACGAATCGATCATGGTACATTGACATGCGAAGTCGAGGGCAAGATCATCATTACTCCCCAGGTGGATTATTGTTGTTATTACAAGGAAGAGAAAGGACAATTGGTCGCTTATCCTCTGAAACTCGATCCCATTCTACCTGCGGGGGACTGGATCGAGACCGCGATGGATATCCGTGTTGTGGAGAACAAGCTATCGTGTCGTCTTACAGTGGACGAAAAAAACGGTATCTATCTGGAGCAATCGTTAGAATTGCCCACAAAACCAGAAGAAGAGTACCGGAATGCCTCGGGATATTTTTTCAAGATGAATTGTTCTCCTTCGATCGTACAGGAGCTGGACGCGATTCCACCAATCCCGCAAAAGATTTATCAGACACACAAGTCGTTGGACTATGTTCTTCAGAATCGTAAGACCAAAAAGAGTCATGAAAGCTGGAATCGTTATTGCCATGGCCATGACAACCTTCTCCAAAATCCCTTTGAGTATGTGTTTTATGACGACGCGGCGCTGGATGCCTTTATGGCCACCCAAGAGGAGCGTGTGTACAAAGCCTTTCAACGCTGTCCGATGAGGGTCATGCAAGCAGATCTCTGGCGATACTGTGTCTTGTATGAATACGGTGGTATTTATGCCGATGCGGACGCCGTGCTTATGAAAGGTCAGGATCCTTCTATTTTTCTTCAGAAAAGGGCGTGGCTGGTACTGGCGCCTGAAACCGATCGTATCCATCTCTGTCAGTGGACGTTTGCGGCCCCACCTCGTTCCCCCGTCCTGCGCAAGATTATCGATCTGTGTGTGGAAAGGATCCTTTCCGCACCCACCATCCGTGGCGAACACATTATTCATTACATGACCGGTCCCCGTGCGTTTACCGATGGGATGGAATCCTATCTAAAGGAGCACGGATGTACAACGTTTCGCAACAAGCTTTGCTACGAGGTGTATCAGAATTATCATGTCCATATTTTTAATACAGGATTTTTTCACGGGAAGCTGATCGATCATTTGTTCGCGGGTTATGATCATGGCGGATGGAAAAGCGAGCGATATGGCAAGATAATTTAAGGATGATAATTTTTCTTTGCCTGTTGCACCATGGGATAATATTTTTGTGGATTCTGAATAAACTGGTACGCGCCAAAGGCATTATTATAAAAGATTTGTTGTTGCCTGGCCATAAGATCCTCTCGATACTCACACTGATCTTGATCAAAAGAATACTGGAATTGAGCGTTCTGTTTGGAAAAAATGGGGATGCGTTCGTAATAAAACTTTTGACCACCCATAGGATCGACAAGGACTTGGGGAATCACGTGTACAGGAATGCTAAACGGTGGAGTCGTATAAGGAAGATCATTATCAATATCGGAATAATAATAAACCTGACCGCCTGTAAGCGCCTCATACCCGGGAAAAAATCCCGTATGATTGACCGAATTGGCGTAGACGTCGGTCAGAGGCTGGGTCCCCTGAGTCTGCCAGGGGGGAACGTCGAGTACGAGACGCTGAGAGCGCGGGGAATCAAAGAGCCGGGGATCCAAGGAGGTAGAGGGTTCATTCTGAAACGGTCGATGAGAGGCCGTCGTAGGAACAAAGTCGATGGCCTTTTGTTGAATACTGGCTTGATCATTACGCAAAATATAAACAGGATATTTAAAAGCCTGCGGGGGTTCAATATGGATATTATTTAATGTCGGATAACAGGACTTGCGTTGTTCCATTTACTGTGGATGAAAATAAAAATCTTTTTTATTTTCTCATCACTGTGGTTATGTAAAATGTGTCCACGGCGTATTGTCCGTTCCCTTGTAACGATACGACGGATAGTATTTCTCGGGATCCTGAAAGAAAAAATAGGGTCGAGAGCTCTTTCGCAGGTTCGCGGAGCGTTGCAAGGCACTTATATCTTCTCTCTGGAACTGGCTGTCCCGCAGAAAAGAATAATCAAACGTGTTATTGTTCTTCTGATTGATGGGGATACGTTCGTAATAAGGCTTGATAGAGCCCATGGGATCTTTAAGAATTTTTGGGATGACATACGCCGGGGAAGAGAAATTGACGCGACCATAAGGCGGACCAAAGAAAAGATCGGTGTAATAGAGCGCATCGCCACCGGTAATATCCCCATAATCTTTGTAAAACCCGGTCCGATTCCCACTGGATCCCGCCATCGTCATGTCGAGAGGCTGTGTGCCCTGGGAAACGCGGGGAGGGATATCCAGCTCCAGCCTTTGATTGCGTGCGGAATCCAGAGTACGAGGATCGAGACTGGCGTAATGACCACGAGGCGTCTTGACATAATCGATAGCCCTTGGTTGGACAGAGGCGTTCTCGGTGTTTAGAAAATGAAGGGGCTTGATCGAGGTCTGGTCCTGGAAAAGGTCCTGGACGGGAACGATCTGTACATTGTTAAAATAAGGCATATCAAGCACTTCAAGAAGAAAATCTTTCTTTCTTTTTGACATCATTATTAAAATTTTCACAACTATTTTCCATTTTCATCCAATCGACGTTTTTGAGCCGCAAGGGCTCTTTTTTGTCTTCTTGCCTTTCGCAATTCTTCTTCCAGATCCTCAAGAGAGACATCACTTAACAATTCGATCTGTTCTTGCGTCGCTCCGAGTTGTTGTAATCGTCGATGTCTCAAGGACAACAGACGATCTCGAATTCGTGTCACATGACGAAGAGTTTCATTGCGAATCAGAATATTTGTCTTGTGGTTTCTGGATTGTAATATAGACTGAATGGTGGATGGGGGAATTTCCGTTCCAGTGAGAGGGCAAGTCGTCCTACCTGTTTTGAAATGAGATTGGAGAGCCCGGCGTTGAAAATTCATCCCGCTCTGTACGAGTGTGATGGGATCACGGAAAAGCTCATGAGTAATGGGGCATGAGAATGTTTTCAAAATTTCTCTTTCCTCGGGAGTGATTTTTTCTTCCCACTCGGGATCCAGGTCTTCTACTTCTTCCAAAAGAATATCTATGGTTATTAATTGTAAGAACACATGCATTTGTGTACAGATCATTTCAAGAGCCGGAATATCACGAGGAGAAAAACGAGGAATTTCTTCGTGACGTAAAAAACTGGATAGGATCGTTCTGATCAATGAAAGCAAATTTTGTAAGAATTCTACGCGCTGAAGGGCGGTAAGTGAAGCCGTCATGCGATGCAAATTCTCCAAGATACTTTCATCACGTCGGTGTGCCTGGATTAAAACAGCTAATAAATGACAACGAAGAGGATGAAAGGCCATTTTCTGTTTTATAAAGAAAAAACACCAAATTTTTTTTTTCGAGTCATGTAATTAAAAAAAAATTAAATGGAGAATGAGATTTGTTTCTACGAAGATTTAGGAAGGCGGGATAACGAAGGCGTCGGTCCAAAGATGCATGCATTTGCTTTCTACGATTGCAACAAAGTACCTCTTGGGACACACGAGCTTCCTTACGCAAAAACAATGAAAATGATAAGAGAAAATGGTTTCACACAATTGGCTCGAACAGCACAACAAATACAGAGAATGCGTAGACAACAACAAAAGAGAAAAATCGATAAATGGCTTGAGTTCTGTCCTGTGGAATTATCGGATGAAGCACGTGAAATTATTTTAGCGTTATTTTAATGGATCGTCCCAAACCTATCTTTTTTTATTTTCGTGAAATAAAAATTAAGAAAAGAACAATGTTATAGGAAATGTATCCTTACATCATGAACGGACGGTACGCCCTGGGATTTGCTCTTCTCCGCTAACTGGGTCTTGATCCTTTTAGGTCGAAGAAGGAGCCGTCGTCGTCAAAGAAGACGCGTACACCTTCTTGTACGCCGTCGTAAATTGTTCCAGATCGACACGCCACATCTCTTTTTCGGTCATCTCTCTCGCTCGTGCCAGATCGTCTTCCAGCCGGGCAATCTTTTGTGCCAGCACCTCCATCTTTTCCAAGGATACATCTTTGATGGGTATCTGCAACAAATACCGATAGACACTTGCACTTGTGCTTGTGCTTGCACTTGATTTATCCTCGTCATGATCATTGGCATCCGTTTCCTTCCGTGGATCGGGTGCATAATCACGCTCCACGAGCTGTCTTAAAATCTCTTCTTCTCGAACACGAAAGACGCGAAGGATGTCTCCATCCACCTCTTCAAGGAATCGTTTCTTGTTCTGTTCGACGACGAGCTGGATCTCCAATCGCTGGATACGTGCTTTTTTGCGCACACCGTAAAGCGCCAAACGCGCCTCACAGAATACCTCAAAGATGTCACGGAGGGCATCATACCGTTGTAAGCGGTGCGAGTCTGTAAAAAGAACCATGTTGGTGCTCGAGATGGGAGAACGAAGCTTCATATTCTCAATCGTCGGTTTAAAATCTTCAGCGGCCTCCAGCTCGAAATGCACGGTATCTGGCGTCGAATAATTCTTGATGGATTTGAGCTTCTTTTGCTCCATCATCGTCTCGAGATCCTCCTTGTACTTATTCGTCCATGTCCCGATTGGCAAACACGTAATCTTGTAAACGAGCTTTCCGGCACCGCGTCCCTGACGCACTTCTTCCATGATTCCCGTGCTTTGATACTTGTTCTTGTCCAATTTTTCAATCTTACCCTTGTATCCGCGATAAGAAGGAAGCAGATCCATTTCTAAAGGATTCACCGCTTCCTCCTCAAGAGCCAGCCATTCCTGAACCTTGTCTGCGAGTTGCAAGAAATCATGACACGGTACCGAGCACGACCATCCAGTACCAATGCCCGCAGTGCATCCATTACCCAGGATGGTCGGAAGGATGGGCAGATAATAATCGGGCTCGACGCGATCCCCGTCGTCGTAGGTGTAGGTCAATAGGGCATCATCTTCTTCGGGAAAGAGTAGGCGCGTCAACGCCGCGCACTTGGTAAAAATGTACCTGGCATTGGCGGCGTCCTTGCCTCCGTAGGCAAGCGATCCAAACTGACCGTCTTTCTCAAAGTACGGGACATTGTTGGATCCCGGGAAATCTTGAGACATGCGGACAATAGTGTCAAAGAGACACTGCTCCCCATGATGATAATTGGACGTCTCGGCACAGTACCCGGCCAGTTGGGCGACCTTCATACTCTTTCCCTCGTAATTCAGGCGTCGCTTGAACACGGAATACAAGATCTTGCGCTGTGATTTCTTGAGCCCGTCAAAGAGATTGGGAATGCTTCGACTACAATCCTCGATACTGAACTTGATCAGTTCTTGGTTCACGTACTCGGAGATGAGATAGTTGGACCCAGGGACGGTGTAGGCTGCGGGATCGTACCGCGCAAGCCATTCCTTGCGATCCTGGGACAACATCTTATGGAAAGCCATATCCATGGTATTATCACACCGCTCGTCAGTGACAAGAGAGACGACCTTTTGTCCAAACGTTTCACGGATCTCGGCGTCCGATGACGTTCCGAGTCCCTTGTAATACTTGATTTTCTGTTTAGAAAAGGAGGGATCTTCCAATGCTCGCCGGTAATCATGATCGTTATAAAAACAATCCTGACGAGAGGGGGAGTAAAAGATCCTGGCGATGGGTGTCATCATGAGCCATAGGAAGGGGGGATGATCAATGGACCGCAAAAGAGAGGGAAAAAGCTTGTGAAAGAGATTGACAATCAGCGAGCAGATATGATGTCCATCTTCATCGGCATCGGTAAGGATCATGACTCGACCATATTGCAGTGTCTTGAGCGCCTCTTCGGTAGAATAATCGGCATCATAACGCAGACCGAGTGCCTGAATAATATCGGTGATCTCACGGTTATTGGAGATGGAGGCAACGGTGGCATTGCGAACGTTTAATAGCTTTCCGCGGAGGGCATAGATGCCATAGTAATCCCGTCCTTTGCGTCCGTCCCATCCGACATTGATTCCCTTGACGGCGTAGGTCTTGGCGGAGAGTCCCTCGCAGAGAATGAGTGTGCAGTGACGGGCGTTCTTACCGCCCGCGAGATTGGCGTGATCCAGACCCTCGATGCGTTTAAACCCACGTGTTTTTTTCTCGGTTTTTTTCAGAGAGAGGAGTTCCTTGCTGCGCAACAGATCATTGATCTTTTCGACAAAGGGCCAGCGCATGATCTGAGTGATATGCCGGGTTTCAAGAGAGACGGGGATGACGGGTGCGAGAAGCTTGGTTTTGCTCTGACTGCTGAATTCGGGATTGGGTGCCCAGGCGTTGACAAAGATCATGAAATGGGGTTTGAGATCTTTGGCACTGACACTGCTCCCAGCACCGCTCTTGGTAAAACGAGGAATCAGGGATTTCCACAGCTCGGAAGAAATCGAATCGAGATGCACACCTCCATCTCGCGTATGAATGCCATTGATAAATCCAATTTCCTTGTATTCTTGTGTGGGACTCTCCAAGATCACATATTGGGTCTTGTAGGCATTATCCGTTCCATCACTGTCGCTGGTAAAGGAAACGGCATGGAGCACAGGCGAGGTTTGTGGTGATGGTGATGATGATGGCGGTGCATCCGGATCCGTATCCGTGTCCGTGTCCGTGGATACTACATCCTCTGTTGATTCGGAAGGGGGGGAGGCGTATAGACGAACATAATCGAGAAAATTCTTGAAATGAAATTTCTTTTCATTAAAGGACACGGCAATCCCGGTAATCATGGCCGCGTCCATGCAATATTTTTCATAGAGCGAGAGGATGGTCTCATCATACACTCGATCGGGCATCTCAAATTTCTCCAGGTCGGGTTTCCAACGGATGCAGGTATAGCCGGTCTTGAGAGAATATGCGCGAAGCGTCGGAGGTTCCATACGACGCATATTGTCGTACCAAGACTGACGATAGATTTTCCGTTGGATGGGATCGGCACACTCGACATGAAATTCGGTCGAAAACACATTGAGCAATTTGATTCCCAGACCGTTCCTTCCAGAGCTGAGTCTTGCCTCGGTATCATCGAGGTTGCTACCGGACAACAGATGACCAAAGATTAACTCTGGATTGTAAATTTTTTCTTCTACATGCATTTCGACGGGAATGTGCAGACCGTCGTTCCAGAGAGAGGTTTCCCCTGTAAGAGGATCGATCGTCACACGGATCTTGGAAGGGCGTAGACCGGCTTGACGTGAACGCCAGACATTATCGATGGAATTGGAAAGAGCCTCAATGAAAATGCGCAATAAGCCGTCCGAATAGACGACTGAACTTTTTTCTACGATACGATCCTTTTCTGCAATCCATTCGCGCATCTGGGCACGAGGTTTAAGTGATCCGATGTACATATCGGGTCTCTTGTGGATATGGGAAATGGGATCGAGTTTCTGATACTTGATCGTCTTACTCATTGTGTTTTCTTTCCTTTTTTGATAGAAACACAATGGTCGGGAGGAGGGGGAAATCATTTTTTTTTTCAGACACTAAAAGTTTTCCTCACCTTCAGGTATTAATGGTGGTGCCTGACTCACAGGGGGTGGAGCGATGCCTTGTAATACGGAAAGGGAATGGGAATGAAAGTAGGGAACAACTTGTTTTAGTCCGATTCGTGCTTGTTGTGCACGCTTTAGTCGTAGTCTTTTTGCGTGCTGTGCTTGTCTTTTTTTCTGTTGCTGATCAATGTTACGGGAAATTTGTTCAAGCATACGAACTAATTGTTGACGAGATTGTTGTGCTCTGCTTTGTCCAGAAGCAAAAACATGATTAATCAGTTGTTGTTTGTAATGCGGATCTATGCATTCTAATCGGGTAAAGTGACCTCCCTCGGACCCGTCTATTTGAATCCTCTCATGTAGTATAAGGACAGTTGGTAATGCAGGATCATAAGTTCGATCATTAATCTGGGGTGAACCTTCAGTAAACATGATATAATTTACGGGAATTTCCATAAAGCGAAGAAGACCGAGAAGCTGGGCTTCAACGGTTGCAGTATTTATATTAATTAATTTTTGAATCAATCTTTTCAATTCAGTATCATTATTCGATGGTAGAGGTAAATAATTACCATCAATGTCCACAAGTAAGTCATCAACAGGTAAATCTGCACGTCTTTGAAAATCTGCACGTCTTTTTACTGCATTAAAAATCTCTTGTCTTAATTGAGCAATACCATAATCTGTTTTTCCATAATTCAATAGACCCAAAAAATCACGATAGCTATTGAAAAAGCATAAACCATCCGGGTTGGTGGTGGCATAGATAAATTTTGTAGGATCAAATTTAAAAGTTGGACTCGGTTTTAATTTTACTCTTTGTAATATTTTTAATGCATCAGAGACTTTATTGACAAAAGGAACCACGTTCTTTTTAAATTCTTGATAAGCACATTCGATCCACCATGTGTTGAGAAATCGTTTTGGATTCTCTCGTAATTGATGAAAAAAATCCGGACAGATTGTTTCCAGTGTTCCAAAAAATCGGTGAAACGTTCCAAAACTATACTCTTCATCTATCGCGGCTGGTGCAGCATAAAAATGGTATAAATCACTCTCATCACCTTTAATACTAAAATACTCTACCATGAATCTCTTTTTAAAATCGTCAAATTCTTCAATGTCACCGCCACCACCACCGCCACCACCACCACCACCACCGCCACCACCACCGCCACCACCACCACCACCGCCACCACCACCACCGCCACCGCCACCGTGTTGTTCACTCAATTTGCGGTGAAAAAATTGAAGAGTCTTTTCCAATTGATTTTTTTCTTCAGCGTAGAGTATATATTGTTGAATTAAATAAATCCGAAAGTTATCATCTCGGACGACTCTCAAGATCAGTTTATACCTTTCTATCCTACTCTGAATTTGTTTGAAAAATGCATCTAATATTGCTTTTTGTTGTGGTGTTGGTGATGACCTACCATCTCTTAGAGATAGCCGTTGCAGTAGTTGCATTTGAACCTTTTTCGTTTTTCGAATAAACAAGAAAAAATTTTTTTATTCTATTCTTCTATTTTGGAAAAATAAAAATAGGCTGGTAGATGGTGGAATAAAGTGGATTTTTCAAAAATAAGGGGGGACGCCACGATCTGTGCAATGGCGCATTTCACATTTTGAGAATCCTTTCCCCATTGTTGTTCAAGATAAAGTCTGAGCTCGTTCTCCAAACCATGGAATCCTTGAAAACTCACGGGATGATGATGTTCTCCCTTTTTTTGTACGACAATACGGCATCGTTTCTTTTCTTCCTGTAGCAAACTCCTGCACCGGGAAAGGATGTTTTTGAGCGAAACATTGTCCATACCTTGACCTAAATCAAAATATTGAATGAGTCCTCGACACTTGATACAACGTGGGTGACTCTCCTCAAAATAATATTTCTGAAACAGCCACAAATAAAAACAACGCAAATGGAAAATATGCCCGCATGGATAGATGCGTAAAAGACGATTCGTCTTCCATTCGGACAGTGTCATGGTCTCATAACATACCAGACAATCCTCTTCTTCCCCTTCCTCTCTCATGCAAGAAGGAATCTTTTTTTCGTCCTCCCGGCGTCTGCACGTCAACCTCCACGTACACCATGAAATCCAATTTTTCATCCAGTAATTAAAAATTACGTTTTGTAAATATTACAGACGTAATTTTTTTTTTTTCAAAGATAAATATGGATGTGTTTAAAACCCTGATCTCCATTGCGATCATTGTGCTGCTATTCGGCGTCATGGTGTACGTCGTGGCGATACAGGTTCGCGAGTATTATCAGCAAACGGATCCCATGCTGAAGATCATCAAGGACACTCTCTCCCCGCTTCACGAGAAAGTCAAAGATCTGCAATTTTTCCAGGGCGACAAGAGCTACACCATCAACAAGAAGAAGATATATCTATGTCTCAAGGATGAAAATGAAGAATACTATGATTTCAATATGCTCTTGTATGTGGCGATCCACGAGCTCTCTCACGTCATGTGTGATGAGATTGGACATACTCCTAAATTCAATCAGATCTTTCACGATAATCTTATTCTCGCAGAAAACCTTGGTATCTACGATTCCACCAAACCCATTATTACCAACTATTGTGGACACACGTAACGTGATTTTTTTTTCTTTTCATTCTCGTACCCATACATTGGCGATCCATTTCTCACCACTCAAGACTTTAGTACCCGCGTGCAAAGACTTGGGATGAACAAAATGTCCAGACACATCCAGGTTGTGAAACATTAACGCCGATCCCTTATCAAGCTTGTATTTTACCTCCAAATGGGGGAAAACAGTCTCTCCCCCCATATATTCTTGAGGATGATTAAGATAGATGAGAAAAGTTCTTGTGCGAGCACGATTTCCATACCGTTCCATTTCCTTCTTACAACATTCCTTGGATAAAAGACACTGATCGAAATGCGGATCGAAATGCTCGCCTTCAAGATAATGAACCACCTGCACCGGTTCCAACGCTGTTTCCTCAACATTTAATACAAACGCGATGCGTTCTATCATCTTATCCAATGTGTCATCCATCCCTCGTGGGAGCCAACAAGTCTGACTCTTTCGAGAAGAATGCTTTTGAGAATCCGTGATGACCGAATCCATCATTCCCTTGTTTATGGTCAATTTTATCACATGATCACAATTCTCCGTTTCCAGAAAGCGATGATATATGGTCGGTGTCTTATACCCCAAATGAGAAGAGCACAACGTCAAATAATTTTCTCTTGGAAGTTTATTACTCTTATTAGCAGTAGTAGTAATAATGATGTCTCTTTTTCTTGTTTTCCAAATCTGGCAACGGATCCATACGCCATAAAAACCCACGGTCATTAGAAAAAGTAACAAAATTGTACAAAATACGACAACAAGAAAGATTGGCATGTTATGCTTTCCTCTTTTTTTTTTTAAATGAGGAAAAGAGGAAAACAAAAAACCAATTTTTATTTTCCTATTTTCCATTCACGATTTACTTACTCAAAGATGCGCTCCTGAATCTGCTCCTTCCATCCAATCAGCATCCTTACAAAGACATCAAAATCATCTTTCATGGTATCCCTCAACATTCCACTCATGATGATATTCCCGCTGTGAAACACGAGAAAGGTATTGTATTTTTTCTTCTGTTTCTTCTCCGTAGGAATCTCCATGAGCTGGCTTAATGGCGCCGTGCTCTGTTTCCATTCCAGCATCGACGACGATCCCGAGGCATCTTCACACATGAGAACGGGTACCTGAACATCCCACCATTTCCTGTTGAGCTCGTACTTGATATTCACACCCGTGTAGCCACAAGAGGTCTCCAGAAGACTATGATGTTCCGTGTATTTGTTCATGTATTCATCCAGCTTCTGACGATTAATCTTGAACCCGATCGAAAAATCAATATTGGTCATGACCGTCTGGAAAAACACCAAGATGCTCTGATTCTTATTCACCGTCACATGCTCTCGACAATGCGTCAACAGTTGCTCGATGAAATACGACACCACACGAGACGCTTGGTCCTCCGATTTACAACCCGTCATCTGAAATTTCCCATTCTTGGAAAGCTTGAAATTAATTGTCTTGGTACTATTGGGATCCACAGAACATATCACATTAATCGCATTCCGAAACGACTTTTTCTTCTTCCTCTTCTCCGGGAGTGCTACCCCGCGTCGATCCGCTCCATAATAAATCGTCCTCACCGCAATCTCACCCGGCTCCAACGTACTCGATATCTCCTCCTCTAAAGGAAAATGACGATAGACTCCCTCGATATCAACCATAATATTCGATACCGCAATCACCGTCTTGGTAGATACCTTGATCTCATCATAATTCAACATTCTGTCTGTAATGTGTTTCATTTAAAAGAATCTTTTCTTTAAATGGGTCCAAGAGACAAATCAATTTTAAAGACTTTGCGAGTCTTTTTTTTTTTAAATTTTGTATAGCAAACAAAAAAAACCTTTCCAATGTCTATTCCTCCGTTTCCTATTGATCCCAATATCGTTCCGTATACGGCACTCCCCATATACATTCCTTCTTATGATTGTGTATTTTTGCCTCCTACGTCGGGAACTATTCTCTGGTCCACGGCAGGTGCCAACCCTGGGCTTGTATACAATGAACGTGTCTGGATCATTCAAAACGTTGGTCAATTTACTCCGACTCCAGTAGTCTCCTCTTGTCACTCTCCTTGCCCTGCTCCTCCCCAGACGTACCGGATCGTCCATAATTTCAACAAAGTGCCCACCCCTCCTCATTTGCTTGTTCAATTCAGCGGGCCTCTAACCGGAACCTTCCAGTACCGGGGACAGACCTTGGATGCTTCCACGTACGTGACGTACACGTTCCTCAAAAAGGTGCTCACACTGATTGTTACTCCTCCAGACAACACGTCTTCTAAATTCTTTTTAAGTGTAAATATCCTGGATGTACCACCCGTCACTCCCTTACCCAAGTCCATCCGCTCCAATCTATCACTCCTTTCCGGCGTGGCTTTGGAAACCACCACTTCCTCAGGAACCGAGAACATTGTGCTCACCAACAACACCTCGCTCTTTTTCTATTATCTCTTTAGTCAGACTTCGGGTGGATGCTCGATCAGTGACACACTCGCCGCCAACAGCGATTTCTTCAACACGTATAACCAGATCCTCTTCCCCGGTCAATCCGTGACCGTTACCTGTACCGTCAATGTCGATCCCTATTACGGTTTCGTGACCTTCAACGCCTATCCCAGCTACAATGACGTAAGTATCGGTGTCTTTAACGGCCAGGTGCAATTCGAATACTCCGGCGGGGATCCCACCACCATGGCGCCCAACTATCTAAATGGCTATCTGAACAACAACTCCAACTGTCCACAGATTGGTACTCTGACCGGATCCAGCACGGGTTTCAATCCCTTCTTTTCTTGCAGCGCGGTCAACTCCTCCAACGTCCTCAACATCAACGCCAACACGGCGCCCTACAACATCGGTCTCTCAAGCGCCTACACCAATCAGCTCACCTGGACGAATGTGTGGGAGGTACCCAGCGCGCTCGCGACCACGCTGTCCACGGTCCCTGGACTAACCCTCTCGGAAGGCATCCTCAGCGCCAATGGATCTCCCATCGAGCTCCAGGGATGCTCGCTGTCTGGCAACGAATTCAACCAGGCACCTACCCTCTACGAGGGATTCAATTCGAACCAGCTGTCGGCTGTCGCCAATGTCAAGAGCGGGATCAACTGTATCCGTATCCCCGTCAACGCCGTCAACGTCATCGCCAATACGACCGACGGTAATACTTACGCTCCTTTGGATCTTGTGACCACTTCCATCATCAGCACGGTGACCGGAACCGCCATCCAGGCCTCGGCGAGCCAGTTGCAGCTGCTGGATACGATCATCTACAACGCGGTCCTCAGCGGTATTCCCTACATTGTCATCGATCTGCATTCTACGGATCCCATCTCGGATCTTAGCAACGCCGTGTACAGCTCGGGATACAATGGCGCGGGATGGCCCGGAGGAAGCTCTGGACAGGCCTACGGGGCGTACGGTGCTCAATCACCCATGGCCAGCAACCAGCTGGGTCTGGATTTCTGGACGCTTTTTTCGACCAAGTACGCGGGATTCACCAACATTATCTTTGAGGCCTTTAACGAGCCCCAGCTCATCCAATGCCCCAACTCGGCCAATATCTGTGAGCTCCTCTTCTGGTATTATTCGAGCTCCAGCCCGGTGACTCTTTCTCAGAATGTCTCGGGTGGAAGCTATCTATCCTCTACGATCAGTCAGACGGTCGCGGGATTCCAAGAAATCGTTTCCACCATCCAGGCCAACGCAAGCACCAACATCATTCTTATCAGTGGAACCGCGTTCAATGCCAATTATTATTTCCTGCAGAACAGTGATTACACCGAGTGGCTTATCTGGCTAACGACCACCCCTAACGTCGCCATCGGCTATCACTTCTACGCGCAACAAAGCACCTACAACGGCGCCGATGCTCCCGGTTACCTCGGTATTCCCGTCTCCACTTCCTCGGGCGCCGTTTCCCTCTACACTCCTCCCTTTGATGCCTCCTCGACCTCCACGTATGCCCCCTTCGGCTCACCCCTCGTAGTCAGCAGTAGCACGACCAGCGCTCTGGGATGGATCGATGCCTTCCAATTCCTGATGGACGCGCCCTACAACATGTGCCTGATTTCTACCGAGTCGGGGACCAATTTTAATATTAGCGCGAACTATGGCGGAGATTACTTGGCCTATGTATACCAGTACAGTGAGACCTTCTCGACAGGACAAATCCATATCCTTCCGTGGGCATTCTACGCCAACACTCTGTGCTATCCGTCCCTGATCGAGAACTTTTACTACTGGAACAATTCTTCGTCTTCCTCCTGTGCGATCGCCGCCGACCCTACACAGGTGGCGTCCAACCTCATCGGTACCGCCACCACTACTACAGAAGGCTCCTGCACTGCCACCACGGCATCGCCCACAGCCAACGGCACCTTTCCCGGATACGGAGTCTACTGGAGCAACCCTTCCTCCTATCCTAATTAAATTTGAATTTTTTTTGTGAAATTAACAGCCATAGCAACTGCATGCATAACTGCACTGTTGGGGATTGCAATTATTGACATACTGGACCAGATCATAGACCACACCAATGGGGAGCTTTGCGATCACTGATTGTGGAAGGGTCTCGCATGGATCTACCGTCCGTTGGATGGATCCCTTGAAGGTATAGAGACCCGTTATTTTATTGAACAGAGCGATGCCCCAGAAGCTTCCCGATGTGAATCCCACATAATTATAACTGAATACAACGGTGGTTTCGACATTCGAGGAAGGGGTGGCATTAATATACATCCTATTGATACGAGAAATGGAAAAGATCTTTTTCCAGTACTGATAATAGGATTGGTAGAGAGAGAAAAAGGCGCAACGGGTGATTGCCTTGCATATATCGATGGGGATATTAGGAAGAGGGACAGGCGCGCAGGGATCGCAACTACAACTACAATCGTTTTGATATCCTACACACATTTTAAAATCGTTTCGTCTATAGGTTAGCAAGAAAATAAATGACTCAAAGAGGGAAAAAAGAATAAGCGCGTAAATTTTTTTTTTTTTGCGTGGTCAAATAAAATAAAGTAAAATAATGATGACCCGTACTTCTATTACGGCCACGGTGATCTCCGTGATCTACGGCCTTCTCCTGATTTTTTATCTATTTGGGAAAAATCCCTCGGTCGACATGATTGTCTTTTTCGTCAGCGTCCTCTTTATCATCTCGGTATTTATGAATTTCAATCGCGTAACTCCTGAATCATTTTATTTCGAAGTGTCTCCCCAACGCAAGAAATGTCTCGAGGAACAAGTGAGTCTAAACCCAAAAACACTGGGTCCACGCTCCTGTGCCTGCTGTCCAAAAGGGACCGTCGGTGGATACCCTCCGCATTATTCCCAATGGCTACAACCACAAAAAGGCAGCGGTTCTTGGAGTCGCACCGATAATTGGACGACAAGCCCCGCCGCCGTACGAGATAGTCCCACCCCTACCGCACTGGTAGGTCAGTCCTGAAATGCAATCAGAGGGGACTGCTGTAGAGCTGTGCCATGACCGAGGAAAGCGTGATAGAGGCAAAAATGATGATGATGGCATTGACAATCATGGAAGTGATGGCAAACGCGCAAGATATCTTGCCAGAGAGGCACAGTATCATGGAAAGTAAAAAATGCACAGCTGCGAATACAATAATGACAATGAGATTGATTTCCTGTTGTGTCTTGAGGCTAATCATTTCTTTGGTTTTTTTCTCTATGAGAGAAAAAAAAATTAATGTTTTTTTTAATACCATTCCCCCCCACCCGGGCCAATGATAACAAACTCTACACCGGAAACATGAAAAAATAGAATGGTTCACTGGTTCAGGGATTTAAAGCCATGCCACGATGGGTTTAAAATAAAATGCCAGAGATTCTTTTTTGTCTGAATCAGAAGACGAACATGTTCAAGGTCCTTATGTATGTTTCTCATCTCTTGGAAGAAAGCGATACGCTTCACAGCCGGATCGTGTACCAGTTTCTTGATAAGAAGAATCGGTCGTACCGTTCCAATAACGTAGACTCGTTCGAGAACATTGTTTATATTTTAAATCCTTTTTCGGGATCACAAGACGTGAGTTTTCGAGAGCACACCATCACCGTAAATCCCATTCTTTTGGATGAGTCCAAGTTGTATGCCTATATTGACAAGGATGTGTATGAAACGGCGTTTCGTCTTTCTCTGACGGGATCTTCTCAGGAGATTTTGGAAGAATTTGTCAAGGAAGCGTTTGCTTATGCGCACAAGTTTGCGGATCCGGATGAGAATGCCAAGACGATTTTTGTCTATCAATACAACGAGATGAGTGAAGGGTGGGACAAGTACAGCGAGGTCAGCAAGAGAAGCATCGATACGATTTATCTTCCACTGGAACAGAGTCGCAAGGTTTTGGAGGACGTCCGGCATTTCTTATCTGCGGAAACGAGAAAGAACTATGAGACCTTTGGCATCCCGTATCACAAGACCTATTGCTTTTATGGTCCTCCGGGTAGTGGAAAGACGAGTCTGATTCATGCGGTGTGTTCCAGCATCCAGAAACATATCTGTGTATACCGTTTTGGGCCTCAGACCAAAGACCAGGATGTGGCTCTGGCGCTCAAATGGATGCCGAAGAATTCGGTGTTTGTGCTGGAAGATATTGATTGCATTATGACGAATCGAGATAATGTCAAGGGCAGTATCACTTTTAGTGGTTTGCTGAATATGATGGATGGTCTTTCCATGATTGATTGTCTGGTCACGTTCATCACGACCAATCATTTCCTGGATTTGGACCGGGCCGTGAAACGTCCAGGGAGGATTGATTATATCTTGGAATTTACACATATGAACAAGGAACAGATTTACAAGATGCTCGAGGTATTTTATCCGGCCGAGAAGGAAGATTTTGACGCCATTTACAAGGAGCTCAAGAATCACAAGATGACGGTCTCGCATATGCAAAAATTCTTGTTTTCTCTGTACCCCGGGGGAGGCGTGCGTGCGCGTCTCGCTTCTTTTGTCGAAGAGTTTCTGAAATATTACATTGTAGAAGAAAGCAAGATGTATGCATGAAAGTGTTGTTAAGTGTTAAAAATAAATTCAAGTTTAAAAAAAAAAGTTGTAATGTTAAAATGAATCGGCGTGAACGAATCTTGACAACGACGACCGAGAATGACCCTTTCTTTTTTTTAACCTCGGACAGTATTTTATTTACAACCAATGTAGGTGGTCCCCCCTCTTCCTCCGATCCATCGAATGTCTTTTCCAGCATCTTTTCCAATATTTTTAATAATATTATCGAAGTGGATCGATTCAACGAGGCGGTACAAAATAGCATGGAAACGTACAACGAGGAGCTTTTTAAAAAGGTAGATGATCACACGATTGATTTACCCATTGTGCAATCCATTCCTTCTTCTTCGAGGGTTTCTGCTTGTTTTATTTGTACCGCCGAGCTTGATCCGGTAGCGGACGAGGACCTATTCGAGACAACCGACAAAAAGAATGGCTTTTATGAGCTACCCTGTCATCATGTCTATCACGCCTCCTGTCTGCAGGAGGCCGTGGCGCATCAGCATTACAAGTGTTGTTTGTGTCAAGAAAAGATCCCTCTCGTGTCCAAGGAAGAAAAACCCTGCACGGCAACCATCAAAGAAGAGGAATACAACCAGAATGGACACCGTATTACTATTTCGTCTTCATTTCTTGATTATCCGGATTAGTGGCAAGATCATTTATTTCGACGATTTTTTTATTAAAATTCTAATAATAGAATCCAATCTAACAATAGTATGTCTATTCCTCCATTTCCTATTGATCCATCGATCGTTCCTTATACAGCCCTCCCTATTTATATTCCTTCTTTCGATTGTGCTTTTTTACCTCCGTCATCCGGTACTATTCTCTGGTCCACGGCCGGCGCCAATCCTGGGTTTGTTTATAACAATCGCATTTGGACCATACAAAATGAAGGAAAATTTAATCCAACTCTCCCTTCTTGCAATTCTTCATGCCCTGTTCCTCGTCAGACCTATACGATTGTTCATAATTTCAACAGAGTTCCTACTCCTCCCCATCTGCTTGTCCAGTTTAGTGGCCCTCTTACTGGAACATTCCAGTATCGGGGACAGACGCTCGACGCTTCCAATTACATCACCTATACGTTTGCTAAAAAAATCCTCATTCTGAAAGTGACCCCGCCTGATAATACGTCCTCCAAATTCTTTTTGAGTATCAATATTATCGATGCACTTCCCCCGACCCCGATACCCAGGTCCATCCGCTCCCAACTCTCTCTCCTGTCTGGTGCTGTTGACACTTCTACTGCCATCACCACCAGGGAGACTTCTTCTTCTTCCTCGGGAACCGTCGATATCGTGCTCACCAATAATACCTCCCTTTTCTTTTATTATCTCTTTAGTCAAACCTCGGGTGGATGCTCCATCAGCAACACGCTCGCCGCCAACAGTAATTTCTTCAATACCTACAATCAGATCCTCTTCCCGGGTCAATCCGTGACAGTCACCTGTATCGCTAACGTGGATCCCTACTACGGTTTTGTCACCTTCAATGCCTATCCCAGCTACAATGACGTGAGCATCGGTGTCTTCGCCGGTCAGGTACAATTCGAATACTCCGGCGGTGATCCCACTACCATGGCTCCCAATTATCTGAATGGCTATCTGAACAACAATTCTAACTGTCCACAAATTGGTACCCTTACTGGAACCAGCACGGGATTTAATCCTTATTTCTCTTGCAGCGCGGTCAACTCCTCCAACGTCCTCCAAATCAATCCCACTTCGGGCACATTCAACATCGGTCTCTCCAGCGCCTATGCCAATCAGCTCACATGGTCCAATGTCTGGCAGGTGCCCAGCGCGCTCGCTCAGGCGCTGTCTGCCGTGCCCGGTCTTACTCTTTCCGGAGGCATTCTTTACGCGAATGGATCCCCGATCCAACTCCAGGGATGTTCCTTATCCGGTAATGAATTTAACCAGGCACCCACCCTTTATGAGGGATTCAATTCCAGCCAGCTTCAGGCCGTATACAATAGCAAGAGTGGAATCAACTGTGTCCGCATCCCCGTCAACGCCATCAACGTCGTCGCCAGTACCACCTCAGGAGTCAGTTACTCTCCGCTCGATCTGGTCACCACCAGCTATACCAGCACCGTTACAGGAAACGCCATCCAGGCCTCGGCGAGCCAGCTTCAGCTTCTTGATACTGTCATCTATAATGCTATTTTGATAGGAATCCCCTACATCATCATCGATCTGCATTCTACAGATCCTATCTCGGATCTTAGTAACGCCGTATACAGCTCCGGATACAATGGAGCCGGATGGCCTGGAGGAACCTCCGGACAAGCCTATGGTGCCTACGGAGCCCAATCACCCATGGCCAGCTATCAGCTGGGCCTGGATTTCTGGACCTTAATCGCCAACAAATACGCCGGATACACAAATATCATCTTCGAGGCCTTCAATGAACCTCAACTGATCCAATGTCCCAATTCGGCTGATATCTGTGAGCTCGAATACTGGTACAATTCCAGTTCGAGCCCCGTCACCCTGTCCCAAAATGTACAAGGATCAGGAAGTTATCTGCCCTCCACCGTTTCACAAACCGTGGCTGGATTTCAACAAATAGTTGCCACTATCCAGACAGCAACCTCCAATAACATCATTCTCATCAGCGGAACAGCCTTCAATGCCAACTTTTATTTCCTCCAAAACAGTCTTTATTCCTCTTGGTTAACATGGCTCACCACCACCCCTAATCTCGCCATCGGCTATCACTTCTATGCCGAGCAGGGGACCTATGCAGGAAACACCGCACCCGGTTACCTCGGCGTGCCCGTCTCCACCTCTTCGGGAGCCGTCGACCTGTACACACCGCCTTTCCCAACGGATCCCATCACGTATGCCCCCTTCGGCTCTCCTTTGGTGGTCAGCAGCGCAACCACCAGTGCCCTGGGATGGATCAATGCCTTTCAATTCCTCATGGAATCTCCCTACAATCTCTGTCTCATCTCCACAGAATCTGGAACCAATACGAATATAAGCGCTCTTTACGGTGGCGATTATCTCGCCTATATTTATCAGTACAGTCAGACCTTTTCCACCGGACAGATCCATATCCTTCCATGGGCATTTTATGCCAATACCCTTTGCTATCCATCTCTTCTGGAAAACTTTTATTACTGGAATACTTCCCCTTCCTCTACTTGTACCATAGCCTCTGATCCCACCAATGTTTCTTCCAATCTTGTAGGAACTGCCACGACCACTACGAGCTCCTGTACCGCGACTGCGTTCTCTCCTACCGCCAATGGCACCTTCCCTGGTTATGGTGTCTACTGGGCGAATCCTTCTTCTTACCCCAATTAACATGCTTAAAAAAATATTTTTTTTGTTCCAAAAGACAAGAAAATGAAACTCTTTTTATGGTGGTGGATTGCTGTAATAGCAACAACAAGCGTAAGCGTCTCGGCCTACCACAATCTGATTCTTATCGGCATGCCTGATTCGGGCAAGTCCTTTCTGGGAAAACATCTTGCGACGGCACTGAAAATCCCGTATTACGATGTCGATGAAATCCATCCCTTGCTCCAAGTGCAAAAATCCACTAAACAAGATTGGCACCGATTCCGAAAAACCGAGTGGGAGATTATGAATCAATTGTTGTCCAAGAAAGAAACCAAGATCATCAGCACAGGAGGCGGATGCATCGAGTATCCCTGCACCTATCAACGACTGTTGAATCGGGTACAAGACCAAGATACCGTCGTGCATATTATACGGGATAATTCCGTGAAACCTCGAGACAGCCCCAAGAACCTACCCGATGACAATCGCGCGCGACTTTGGGAAAAACGCGGGAAATATTATTTCATGCTATCAGATACTGATTACTGGAATCGGGAGACCTCGACTACCGATGATTTTGTGAATTGGTGGCGTTCGTACGCTTCTTCTGATTCGTAATTTATTTATTTTTTTTCCAAAAAATAAATCATGAAGAACGAGCCTTCTTCTCTCCAAGAATGTCTGGACAATATACGTCATCAGTACAAGCTTTCGGTCCCGGTTTTTCAAGAGCTCATCGAAACCGTCAAGCAAAACAATCAATGCAAACTATGCCATTCTTTTCTCTCTTCTTCTTCTTCAGACAAAATCCAACTAAAGTGTCATGATCGACATGTTTTTCATAAATCCTGTCTTTTCCCTCTTCTCGTGGAAAAAGGTGATTGTCCCGTATGCCATGATCCCGTACTCTCCAGTGCTCATCGCTCCTTGCAGGTTCTGACCTCTTCCCCTACAGGCGTGTTTGCCCTTATGGAGACACCCGTCCCCCCCGCTATAGTTCATTATGCCACGAATACCACGCTTTATCGATATCATTCCGAGGGAACGGATGATTTTGGATGGGGGTGTGCTTGGCGTTCTATTCAAACTTGTCTCAGCCATTACGGGATCACGATTACGATGGCTGATCTATATCACCGCTTTGGACGAGAAGAATCCCTGATTCCTCTATATCGTCAAATCTATCCCAATCATCCCTGGACACTGGGTTCTTCCTACGCGGATCCACGAGGATGGGCCGATCCTATCATCGGTCAATTGATTCTGCATGGGATGGGAATCCGATCCGATCTCTTTTTTGTCAATGGTCGACTTCGATCCACAGAAGATTATTCATGGTGTCCCATTCTTAACTTTCGTCTTTTACAACAACGCCTATTACAGCATTTCCAAACCCACAAAAGTCCCGTCATGATCGATGATGATCTTTATACCATGACCATCCTTGGTATCGGCGTCCACGATGGTCTAACGTCTCTATGGATCGGAGATCCCCATGTCATGCGAAAGATCACTATTCCTTCCATCGGTATTTATGTCGTTATCCTCGATGAACAAGGAAATTTTCTGGACACATCGCTGACCCCGGCCCAAAAGAAACAAATGTTTAGTCAAGGCTCCTACGGTATTCATTTTGCTCGCAAGCGATGGATGATTCTCTTTCCTACGGCCCGTTTTCGTGATCCGGTCGACGATCTGGACCCTCTCCTTCACCTGTCCACTCTTTTGTCGTGAAATTACCAATTCTTATCGGCATGCAAAGTCTTTTTGAATCAGCAAAAATTCAAAAAGATTAGCAACGCTCATATAGTTTTAATGGATTTTTTAAAAACAAGATCATAAAAAGGCATTTTACAAAGGAAGCGTGAGTTCTCCGGATTGCAACAGACTTGTGATCGCTTCATGCAGACTTTGGACATCACCCAACGCGTTGTGATGATTCTGAATCGTTTTGCCAACTGCATACTTGTAAAGTTCATCCAAACGTGGACTTTTGAACCCGTTTCGGGACAGAATTCCCACAATGGGTGCAGTCTTTTTCATCGTGCAAATTGTCTTTATGCCTGTCAACGCATCGACCACATTGGTTTTTCCTATACGATGAAATTCGCTTTTCAAGATCGTAATGTCAAAAAGAGCATTATGCGCCAAAAGATGAGAAGCGCGCGCCATCATACTGACCAACACATCACCAATTTCTGACATTGGAATTCCTCTCTCCTCCGAAATCGCATTTGTGATGCAATGAAATTCCGATTTGGGGATGTGAAAACCATCACGACGAACCACCATATCTTTTTCGTCTATTTTTTTCATGTTCTTGTCACAGAGCAACAATCCCACTTGCACCACACGAGATGAATCATAACAAGACGATTTTGTGTACGGATAGTATTCATCCCATCCCTTGCGTGTCGGCAAGCCCGTGGTTTCAATATCCAAGAACAAATACATTTCTTTTTTGTAAGTGAGTGAAAACCATATAAAAAAAAAAAGGCCTTCAGTTTTTTAAGGATTTCAATTGTTGCAATACAATATAAATCCAAATAGAAGAATGTTTTTTTGGAGGAACACACTTTTCAGAACTGGGCGTGTTCCGTGGAATCCGTCATTGCCCGTGTCGTCTTTCGTCCCAGCATCTCCGAGATGGCATCAAAATAATGCGTCCCCACCTCCTGTTGGTGTCGCACCGCCGTATAACCTTCCTCCACACGATTCATCTCTCTCTGTTGGATATCCGAATACGCCTGCATACCACTTTCTCGATACTGAGATGCCATCTCAAAACACGCAAGATTGGTCGCATGGAATCCCGCCAGCGTAATAAACTGGAATCGATAACCCATCTTGCCCAATTCGTTTTGAAATTCTTGCAATTTTTGATCATCAAGATGCGCCTTCCAATGAAAACTCGGAGAACAATTGTACGCCAGAGGATAATCGGGATATTTCTTGTGGATGGCCTCGGCAAATCGGCGCGCCATGTCCAGATCCGGTGTCGAGGTCTCAAACCACACCAGATCCGCGTATTCGGCATACAAGAGTCCACGGGCAATACACGCCTCGATCCCGTTCCTAAAACGATAATAACCCTCCGGGGATCGCGGTTCTTCCAGAAGAAGAAAAGAAGCATCCGTTTCCTCATCCACGTCGCTGGAAATCCATTTCGCAGCCTCGGCATCCGTTCGTGCAATGATCACAAAATCGGGACAATTTTCTACCCTCGAGGCCAGGCGCGCAGCGCGCAATGTCTGGACAAATTGAGACGCAGGAATCAACACTTTGCCTCCCAGATGACCACATTTCTTTTCCGCGGCCACCTGATCCTCAAAATGGATCGCCGCTGCACCCGCTTCGATCATCTTACGTGTCAATTCAAAGACATTCAAGACACCGCCAAACCCCGCCTCGCCATCCGCAACCAGAGGCACGAGATAATCGATGGTGCTCGATGACCCGCTCAGCGTCTGAATCTTGTCCGCACGCAACAACGAGTGGACGATATTGTACACCACTTTCGGCACAGAATCGACGGGATAGAGTGACTGATCGGGATAGGTTTCCCCACTTGTATTGGCACAGGCGGCAACCTGCCACCCGCTCACATAGATACAGCGTAATCCTGCCTTGACATATTGCACGGCCTGCTGACCGTTGTAGGCACCCAGTGTTCTCAGGGGTGACTCGCGAAGCATCATCGTGCGCAGTTTTTGAGAGGTGAGTTTGGAATAGGTATGCTCCACCACCAGAGAGCCTTGTAGATGCTGAATATCATGGTCGTTCTCCATTCTAATGCTTGTTTTTTTTAGAATAGAGTATTGTGATTTTAAATTAATCAACCCCAAAAAAGCCTTGCACTAAAAGATGTCATATTTTCTCTCGCCTAATTTATAAGGGTAATAGTATTACTTCAGATGATTGGAAACGGCTATCAAGGAATCGTCTACGAGAAGAATTGAAAAGCCGTCAAGACGAGCAATTCTAATAACAAATCAGAAACCTATAAAGAATATTGCATCAAATCAATCAACGGCTTCCAAGACATTCAAATATAATCCAGGTATTTGAATATAGAGATGGATATTATTCAATGGAATATCTGAAAGATTATATTCCTCTCACCACCAATAACTTGAATTCTCTGTCGGCGAAGGAAAAATGGAGAATATACGAGATCGTAGCAAGTACCATCTACGATTTACACTATGTAAAGTTCACCCACGGTGATATTCACATCAGTCGTAATATTATGTATCATCCTCTTTCTAAAAAAGTCAAGGTCATCGACTTTGGATATTCTCAATGTCTCGATCATACTAATTCATCCGATACTAAGAATGCGATTCAAAAAGACTTTAAAAGTCTCGAAAGACTCTACAAGAAATTTTTCAATGGATCATGAAACCCACCTCAATTTGCCTGGTGCCTGTTGTACACCATTCTACAAAATGTGATTCATCGAGAAGGACGGGTAATTTTCAGAAATTCAATAAAAAAGCTTTTTTGATTATCGTCAGCTCATAAGAAATGTGTACATCTTTGGAAAAAGCTACGATTTCGATCTCAAGAAATATATATGAAATAAAAATTTTAATTTTGGTAACAAGAAAATTAAATAATGAATTCGAATCACAACATGAAGGATTTTGCCTCTTCTTGTGGGCAATGTCAAAATGGCGGTGCTTGTACTGCTTGTACTGTATGTAATGGATGCCTGAACAATGGTCCCGGTACTTCGTATGACGCGAACGAGGATTGTAGCTTTTTGAACTGGTATTTCAATTACGGCCCCGCTGCCATCCAGATCCAGGACCAGACCGTGCAACCTACAAGTGTCGCCAAATGCATCAATCCCGTCTATTCACTCATCAATTACACTGTGACGATCGATGCTGGAATCAATAATCGAGGGACGATCGATTTTTATCAGACAACCATTACGAATTCCTTTAATGGTGACCGTGTATGGAATTTTACGATTTCGGGGTCCATCACCACACCGAAACTTGAAATTACGTATCAATTTGACCCCAATTGCTTTGTTCCCAACGGCGTAGATCAACTTCTTTTAAGCCAGATTAATTTTAACAGCACAATCACCGGAGATCCAAATCCTTTGACGGGAAATTTGGTGATTAATAATTTCATTCTGGGTCTTTCTGGTCTTCAATCCGGCTCAGGTGATACTCAAGGTAGTTATTATCCCGTCTCGTATTCATGGAATCCTTCCACGGCTACATTTTTATTGGATATTAATATCAGTGGAGGTGTGGTATGGGATGGATTTCCTAACGCTCCCCAACAACCGGTTGGCACCTGTACCTTTAAACCCGGAAAAACAAATTCTTTTTATGCAGCGCTTACGATTCTGGATGGACCAACCAGTGTTACAGCTGGTCAACTCGAAACTAAAGTTTTTGTTCCTGGTTAACGAAATCAAGATTGGCAACTCCCTGCTCGAGTACACCGTATTTAGCGAGAAAGTCAGGAAACGTGGGTTGAAAGATAATAAAGTAAATAGGTGTTATCCAGATGATAAGACCGTCTTTATCAAAGATAGGTGTCTGAGGGAGCGGTTCTTGGGTAAATTGGCTTCTAACGGACAGGAAAAGAAAGGTTTCTATCTGATTGATGAATTGCGAAGCTTCTATGATCGTAGAAAAATTATTGGGATCATTGATACTGACGAATCCAAACAAATAATAGTTACCGGCACTAATGGAACCACAAAGAATGACAAAATATTGGGATAGCGGTGTAAACAATTCCGATTCTCTGATTGAATTTACAGTGGATTGATATTGCAATTCCCTTAACGGCGTGACCTCGGCCACCAGGCCCGAAACGGGTCGTACTGAATAAGCATGTAAAGAACCCACCACGATTAGATTCTGACCTTTGTTGGGATCATAATTAATATAGTAAGCCGGATTCAGATAATAGAACTCAACGTCATTGAAATAAAATATGGGCTTGTCGTCGACCTTTCCAATGACGGTGCTGGTACAGTAATCATAAAAAATGCGTTCAAAATTATAGGTTCCGATCTTGGGATCTGCGTATGCTGTTTGAGTCAAACACAAGCGATAAATTCGGACGGGTTCGGGTGTGGTATTGATGGGAATGAAAAGATTAAAAGAGACCAAGAAACGATCCCAAAGAATGTATTGAATAGAGGGCAAATTCGCAATGGCATTCGTAAACACCTTGGTCGGAATTAGCTTGTTAATATTGGGAACTTTCCATCGCTGATCGAGCCTTTTTGATTTGGTCGAATACATGTTTTTGATACGGAATTGGACTCCCGTGACCTGGTATTGATTGATTACCTTATCCAGACTCGTCAGTGTATCCCCCAACCCCATATTTACTGAATAAAAGTTGATGGTGGATGTCGCCCTCACGATATCCATCAGCAGATAGCGTAGCCTCTTGTCCGTTTCGTACGGATTGAATCGAAAGACATCCATCATCACATAGTTATGATCAGCGGTCGAATCCTCGATGGAGGCGAGAGGATTGTCGTACATCCGGATCAGATTGTACAGATACAGGATGGGATCCGTAGGAACATCAAAAGTATAAGGATTAGGAATCGATGACAAACTGGTCATTGGGTTTCTATCTTTTCGCGTGAAAAATAAATTTATGTTTTTTTTCTTTTTCCTTTCAAGAAGTAGAAGACGAGAGAGAGAAAAAAAAATAATGTCGCTCTGTACTCCCAACGCTTATACCACAATCTGTACCTCTACGATATATACCATGGTCTCTGGTCTGGAGACGCTGAAATTGCCCGTATACCAAGATATCATCGTGGATGCTTCAGTCCCCGACGCAGTGCCGTCGCTGTTCACGATCTATCCTCTGAAATACGCCTCGGCCTCCTACATGATTGTCCAATCGGACACTTTGGGTAATCTGTTTTTCTGGTCGGTCAACATGAATTCCACCAACGTCCTCACGGCACAGTACAATACGTTCAACGTCATTCCCGCGCTGATTGTGAATTACAGAGGTATCGTCACACTCAAATACAAGGACAAGACCTTTAAATTCTTTTACAGCGTGCCTTTCCTTGATCAGCTGGTGAATACAAAGGCCAAGATCCAGAATCTCTTTAATGAGGATATCAAGGCCTATGTTTTATATGACAAGATTGTGTTTTGCTACGTGCGCGTGGCGGGGGATTCCTATTATCGTTTTGTTTATGCGGGTCTATTGGCCGAGCAGATCGGAGATGATGGAGTGACCTCGAGCATGATGGTTCAAAACAAGACCGATTTTGATTACAGTAATGGAACACTCGTCGGCATGATCGACAAGAAACCCTTTATGTTGTATAACAAGTACGGTCTTCAGACCCTGAATTTGTATCCTTTCACGAATTATCTCTTTTCCGTGACGAGTCTTCAACAGAATCTTTTGGTGATTGGTGGGATCAATAACTATTTCCTTTTTCCCGAGGGTTCCACCAAGCCGGCGCTGTGGCGGGTGAATTTTGCCTTTGAGCTCCAATATCAGGCACCATACATCCAGACGGACAATCTTTGGGGATATAAACCGCTGATTAACCTGATCACGATCCCCAACTCGTGCCAATTCGAGCCACCCTACACCGGTCCTACCTACATCATGGCCTTTAACAGCGCGATGATGCCAACCTATGCTTTCCTTGGCACGACGAATTTTAATAATACGGATAATACCATTATCACCTTCAAGAGGGATATCGTGTACTCTTTTGATCCTACCCTGCCCTGGATCGTGTACCCGGCCAATGGTCCCCTACCGCCTCCATCTCCTGTGTGCCCTGGGTGCGAATCCGCGACGAATGATTATCTGTATTATCTGTATGATGGGACGACGGTGACGATCTACCAGCCGACGTTTGCCAACTTTATTCTGGCCTATGATGCGGCCATTTCCATCCAGGACCTGTTGTTTTCTACGGAGAGAAATCAGCAATTTATTCGTGTGACGCCGGGATTGTATTCACAGAATATGAATAATGGGGAAGATATGTACCGGGATAAAAATTATTATTTTTTGACGCAACAACAGACGCAACAACAGACGCAACAACTGTTGCAACAACAGGCGTTCGGTTACGGTGGTATCCAAAGGATACAATGATCATTTAGTAAATGATTGTAGAAAGTAATCTACAAGCTGAAGACTTCCTTCTATGTAGCAAAAATCGAAAGACTGATTAGAGTTTATCCAGTGCGTGTTAGAAGATAAATATAAATTTCTTTGAATGAGTTCTAACTGATTATCATTATTACATAGCGAGAGCGTGGGAATTTGTAACAATTCCTCTGGATAAATATAAAGTATAAATTGATTTACATCATATAAAACAAAATACTCCATCACCCATTCCGACAATTCTTTCCACATCCATAATTCATAAACGAGTCCGTTACGTATATAAGCAGGCATTGTTTTTTGAAAAAATGCATATTTTTTGGAATCACGAATAGAGAGCCGTATAAGATTTGGAGTTAAATAGGAAATCTTTCCCACTTCAAACCAATAATCATTTTTGTTTACTTCAATATGTTTCTTTGTAAATAAATATAAACGCATTTGATGAATTGGTTGTAGTGGAGGTGGAGAGGCTAACCACTCATTTTTAGCGGTAGCTAAATAGAGATGTTGATATTTTATTTGAAAAGCATCACTACATTGTTTTGATTGACAATCACGACGATATAATAAGAGATGAGAGTCAGTCATTTTTTGTGCATAATATCCATCCAACAAGATATTGCATCGTGATGAGCACTCTATCAATTCTTGTATGGATTGCGAAGAAAAGCCTTTCTGAAGTTTTTGTATTAAGAACGAATAATTGATAGAAACCCACATTGGCTGTGGGATAATAGCTGATAAAATATTAAAAACGGCATATGCCACTGGACATTCTAATTCAAAAATCCACGGACTTTGGACTATTTTTTCTAATTGCTTTTTTTCAATCTCATTATATCCATATTTTTTAAGAAATTGGTTGAATGATGTTTTGGATATATTCACATCCGATAGAAAACGCACCTTTGTTGTGATGGATACGAGATCCATACAATGATTAATCCCAAAATAATCGCAGATATTATCCATGACACGAGACAAGAGAGAAGAATCTTGATCGACAAATACGTGCGGTTCATGGTCAAGAATTTCAGATTGAATATTAAATTCATCGATTAAGGATTGACAAAAAGGCATTGTATTTAATTCTGTCCGATAAGCGGTAGAATCAATATTACCTGTCGTAGAACATAAAGTATGCGTAGTACTTTTTACATTATTTTCATCGACGATAAGAATAGAATCGTTAGGATATTTTTTTTCAAGTCGATGGGCAAGATATGATCCCGTAATACCTGATCCTATTATTACATGATCGAATGAGGTCGATACATTCCATACATTCCATGAAGGTAGGGTTTGTTCTTCTCTCTTTTGTAAAGGCATATCATAGAGATATCGATGAGTATCCAGTATCTCCTTTGTTACAGTGTTGCGCAGAAAACGTGCTTTTATGCTGTTAAGCAAGGAATGATGTACAAGACGCGTAGTGCAGAATTCCTTGAAAGAAATGTAGAAAAAGCCATTTATCCCCCCCTCTACACCTTGGGAATTTATACATATTACCTTTTTCAAAACAGCATCGATTCCAACGATGACAATCGCATGACTAAATGGTTTTAGGGGGGAGAGATAATCCGTGCAAAGAAAACCATCTTTGTCAACATATTGTGTCTTATAACGGAATATACTGCACAATATCAACATATTATCCAGAAGTCCATTCGAAATACATGACATATCTTCTTTCCACTCTATCCGTTTTATGATCATATCCCATGGATTATTCTTAGCAAAAGTAAAACAGTCGTCAGGTGGTCTTTGTAAAAGATGAGCATCTTTATCAATACTCCACATCCTTTCTGGAATCATCCCATATTTTTCAATGGCTTCAAAAAGAACATCAAATCTGCATCCATTATCGAGTTGAGTAGTTCCCATGATATTGCGCGTATTATAATATAAAAAAAGAGAAGAGCATAAGAAGGGAGGAAAATTTTGTTTTTTTATGCTCAGGAAAAAAATCATTACTATCGCATTCGCTGCGCATGAATGAAAATCGTTTTGATTGATCACAAAATCAACCATGGTTGAAAAATCGACAGATAAGATTGGCAATAATTTCATTTTATTCTTTACGAGAAATTTTTGTAAAAAATTGGTCAAGATCTTTAATTAATGAAGGAGGCGCAGCGCTATCGCTTGTGTAAAGGTAAAGCCTACGTTTCTTTTGTCGTAAGTCATTTACAAAAAATCCATTTTGATATTTTTGCAAGATTCCACTGGCGGAGGTTATCTTTGATTTCAAGAAAGGAAGAACCGTTTTGAATAATTTATAATTTTGAAGAGATTGAATGTACGCGGTAGAAAATCGGGCTGTACCTGCAACAGTTCCGTTTTTTTTATCAAAGATGGTCAACCATAGATTATCGTTCGAAAACATTTGATTTTTATTGATTACGTATTCTGATGATGCATCGTAATATTGGCAAACATATCGATCTGAATCATTGTTTGATATCCATTGTAATCGTACAAACGAAGTACCATTTTGTACAAATGATGCACAATGTGTCTTTTGGGATTTAGGGTATCGAGGAAGAAATCGAGAAACACACCAGTCATCAAAATTATATTCAAAAACGTCCAGGCTTTTGGCTGTCATTTTCGGAAATAATATTACAATTACCCATATCAATAAAATAATATTAAAAATTATTAGAATAGAAAAATACCACATTTTATTTTTCTATTCTAATAATTTTTTTATTTTATCTATTTTTTATTTTTTCGTCAAGGAAGATTGTTGTTTTAAAAAATTTGTATATTCTTGAGGTTCTGATGATTTTTGGGTGTATATATAAATTTTGCGTATTTCGCCTCTATAATCAATGATAATATTGGCATTTTGGTACTTGTTTAAGATCCCGCTTGCAGCCGAAATCTTAGATTTGGCAAATTTTACATTTAGTCCTGGATTCGACTGAACATTTTTATCTTTACTAAAATCTCTATAGGCAATTGAATAACGCAGTGTTCCAACCACTTGTTGAATTTCCTGATCAAAAATGGTAATCCACATATTTTTGAAAGAATAAATATATTCACTTCCATCCAAATAATCATTTCCAAGTATATAATAAAATGAAAAATACTTGTCTGGCATATTTTTCCAATTCAATCGACAAAATTCTACGCCGTTGAATATTTTTGGAGAGCAACTGGCACGATTTTTGTACGCTGGAACAAGAACCGCTGGACAAATTTCATTCACGTGATATTCAAAAATTTCTGATCCGTTCAAATCTTCTTTCGAGGACAGATCTTGATTTGGATTTTTAAGTAAATGGATAACAATGATAATCAAGAGGATGATGAGGACCGAGAAAACGATACAAAAGCTTATCGTAAAATCCATATTAACGGAAATAATTTTATTGATGGATAGAAAAAAAAATTAACAATATTTCTGTACAGAGGCATTGTCCATCCATGTCTATTGGTGAATTGAAATGTTTTGTTTTCTAATCCTCTTCTTTTTCCTTCACCACTGGTCCCTGGATACCTGGCGGTAGAAAATCCTCATGATACAGATAAATCTTTCGCTTTTTGTTTGTAAAATCGATAAACACATTGGCGCCCTCATAATTCGCCAGTAAACCGCTCGCCGCCGACACTCGTGTCATCGTATTTTTGACTCCCGCTTTCGAATAATCATTCTTCAGGGACTCTTTCCAGCATGTCGAATACCTCGCACTTCCCACCGTCGTGTTCTTGTCCGTATCATAAATCGTAATCCAATAATTCTGGGGTAGATACGCCATTTTATTGTACACAAACGTGTTCCCCTGGATATAATAATGACAGAAATAATGATTTCCGTTGGGATTGCTCAGCCACTCGAGACGCGTGAACTGTGAACCATTCCATGTATGCGGATCACAATTTTGTGACAGCTGTTTAGCATCCAACGTGGTACTCGTACAAAGCGAATTAAACTCGTATTCAAAAATCTCGTGACCTCGTTGAATCGGTGTCGGTACCAGGAATTTAAACTTAAACCCCATAAAGAGGAAAAAGGCCAGCACCAGCACATACAACAAGACGATTAAAATAAGAAGCAAGGTGTACATTAGAGGAAAAATGTTTTTTTCTTTCCAGCAGAAAAAAAAAAAGTTTTTTTGGGGTATGTCTGTTCATCAAATCAAACCAGCAAATCATAGTTCCGAATTGAACGCAAAACAAGTAGCAACCTTTTTTTTCCAGAATGGATTTTCAAAAAAAAAAAATAGATAATAAAAATAACATAAGGAAAGAATGAATCCTTTGATTGAGGCCATCAAAAGTAGAGATAAAGAAAAAATATCCAATCTTTTGGATCATGGCGGTGACGTATATTTATCCATTCCGGATACCGAAGGAAATGGACCTCTTTTTTATGCATTGGGTAATGTAGAGATTCTTCAAATGATTCTATCGCATCCTAAAGCAATGGAAAGCATTAATGATTGTCCTCTATTGGAAAAGGATGTACAGAATTTGTCTAATCAAAAAACAGTGGATCAAATAGCGGAAATTTTGTATCATCACGGAGTTTTCCTTCACCAAGACTACATCTATAATGGTATACCTATAAATAAAATCTTTCATTCAGAGTTAAAAAAACGGCAATCCCTACTAAAAGTTCCTCCACCTGTTTATGACGACAATTATGCCAGAATATTATGGACTTGTCTGGAAAAATATATCCCTCCTACCTTGCTCCAAAAATTCAAAGAATTGAATGATTATGATTATAAGATCTATTCGATATTATATTTCAAGGAAATGGGGGTAGACCCCTGGACTTATTCTGATGGACTCAATAAACTCGTAACTATGATCCTCAATATTGAAAACAGTGGAATCCAAATTGACAAGCTTCGTAAACGTTTTAGACCACACGGATTTTTAGAAATGATAAAATTAATACCATATCCGTCCGGATACGTAAAAGGGAAATGTTGGCTCACTTCTTCTCACACGAAATATTGGCTCAATTCTTCTTACACGATACATGGATTATTTAAAAATAATCAGTTTGTTGCAGGTGAATTAAATATTTGGGATAACGATCAAAAAAATTCATCCATATTATGGGGAAATTTCTCTGAAACCCCCTCCCATGGCGAGCCTCTACCGAAGAAATTTATGGGCGTTCAAATAACATTTAAAAATGGACATAAACTAATGAGTTATGGTAAACATGAAAAAGATGAATCTGCATATGTACTCCATGATGATAAAGGGTTTTTTATAGATTATCAACGCTTTACCATATCCAGAGGAACGTTTGATCATCTTGGATTAAAGTCCGGTTTTGAAGAACATTACGATTATAATTGGAAACTCAAGTGGAGATACGATGGAACCTTTACCTCTGAAATGATCCTTAACGGCACTAAAACGACAGGAAATAAAATTGAGTATTTTAAAGACGGAGTGTTGACTGTTGCGACTCCTTCTCCACTCCCACCACCCCGTACTATAATAGTAGAGCAAAACGCGTCCTTCGATTTTCATGTAGACAAACTTCCTTCTGCATTGCCCGATCAATGGCTATCACGCATTCGTAATAAGCTTCAAAAATTATTTTCAAAAAGAGATTCTTCTTTTTCCTATCGATTTTTTCTATGGATAGAAACATCGGAACCTCCCACCATCGAACAAGCAACTTCCAGCACGGTGACGGTCGAGATCCAGATAGGTCTTTCCAACATCATGGTCACGGTCCGTGGACCAAAAGAATATATAGACGAACACAGAGTGTATTTGAGAACCATGATGGAGCAAGATATACCCCAATTAATAATAGAAAATCTTCCTCTATTAGATAAAGTACCACCTAAGAAAACAACAGCAATCAAGGTGGCATCAAAAGTAGCTACGACTAACGTGTTTAATCAAGTTTCCTTTCAAGAAGAAAAACGTCGAAAGGCATTACAACAGATCAATAAAAAACGTCGAAATACCTTATTGATTGGACAACAAAAAACCAAATATAAAACCGCATTATTGGCCAATTATCGAGGCACGGTAGGAAAAACAACCATCTCCGATTCTATTCGAGCCTCTCTTCAAACCCTTTTTAATCAGACAAGGAGGAATATTCCCTATAGAAGGCAATTTATGCGTCGTCTTTACCAGGACGAGATTCATCAAAAACAATTACTGGAAATCCTCTTGCGCCTTCTCAAATCATACGAAAACGATCATAGGAATATCGTCAAAAGGATCCGAGATAATTTGTCCGTTATGGAGGCTAAAACGCTTCGTAAGGGTAATGTCTTACCTGTTATTATTAAATCATTATTTGATGAACCAGCACTGAAAGAAATGGTGTTAATCTATGATCCCAAAAAAACAGAAACCTTGATCGATCTGATTCATACCATGGTACCTGATGAATTAAAATTAGGAGATGATCTTGGAAAAATGATCAAGGATGGGAAAGGAATCGATAAATTAATACCTCTGGTAGACGATTTAGTATCTACTATTATTGCTAATATCGCTTCTCGTCTTCCTATGGATATTCTTGGGTTAGCTACACCTCCACCACCACCACCACTACCACCACCAGAAGAACAGGAGGAAGATGTGACCATGTATGAGCCGCCACAAGCACAAGCACAAGCACCACCACCGCAACAAAAACAACAAAAACAACAAAAACAACAAAAACAACCTCTGCCCGTGGAAGCTTGTTCTTGGAATATATCATGGCTCGATATACGTGTTAACCAACAACTTCTTCAAAGCAATATTAAGCTCCTGGATCAAATCGCCTTTAATTCTGACTTTATTTTATTACAAGAAACTCCCTTTGATCCGCACGAATATACATTTTTCGATGAACAACTACGACAATCTACGTTTTTAGATATCAATAATTTTCACCGAGCAGTCGTCCAACCGTATCTGAACATTCCTGGAATGAAAAACCAGCTTCATGGAATGATGATCATGGTCAATCGTCATAAATGGGACGTGGTCCAGAGAAAGAGGCCTGTGACCCATTTACTCGAGCCACTTTCCTCTAAAGACGATCCATCCATGTCTATCCGCACCCCAGAGGGGGCGATTGTGTCCTCTATGCCTCCAATGCTCTTCTGCACGGAACCAGAGATCGATGCGGAGCAAGATCTCAACCGTCAAGCCGTGTGGTATTCTCCAGATCCCATGAAAGATGAACATCATGAACCTCATTTGTTCGCCAAGCTAAGCACACTCTCCGGTCTTTTTCGAAGCCAAAGTGATCCTTCTTTTTATATGATTGTCATGAATATTCATGTCCGAAGGATTGGATATGACGAACGATACCGTGAACGACTGTTGAGAGACATTAATAAACAGATCCAATTGTATAAAGAGTATTTGGAAAAAATAAAGGGTTCTACTTTTAGTATCCTGATAGGAGGAGATTTTAATCGGTCGGATCATTATATCATTGCTCATATCTTAAATTACATCCCCGCGCTTCGTGACGGTCATGTGATCATGAACCCCGTACCGAGAGTGAAACCCTCTATTGATGCCTTTATCATTCCTGATCATGTTCCATTCAAGATAGGATACATTGAACCATCGTGGCAACAATCCCAACGCCAACTCATAGAACTAACAGGTGGTGGTATAAAATCAATATTTCCACAGGGAGGCCATACCCCGTTTTTAATTCTATTGAATATTCCAATGAAAATGTAGTTTCTTTTTTTTATAAAATTATAAAAAAATCGATAAAAATCACAACATGTCACAGCCCTAATTATGATCCTGTGGTCCACGCAAATACTTGTCCTTCCATCCCCCACGCGTATCCGCCGGCCCCCACAGCCTCGTGAAATAATCCATAAACTCATTCTTGTCCGGGCACTGTCCATTTGGACAGCTCTCCCGGTACCACTCTCGAAACGACGAATACATATCAAAACTGTTACACGTCTTGCCCTCCCGCTCCTCAATCCATTCATCCATGAATTGCTTGAAGACATCATTCTTCTTCTTGTAGTTGGCCGTCGCCATCGTCACCTTCATCGGCTCCTTCTTCGTCTTTGGCTTTGTCTTGAGACGATGCAACAAATACCATGCCAAGGGTTCCAGCATCCTCGGGATCTTGTCCTTGAACTGCTCGTCCTTGGGAAACCGTTTTTGTTCCAACTGTTCCTCGTACGACTCGGGCGCATCGCTTGTAAACGTCGATTCAAACGGAATCAGCTTGATACGATTCCATGTCGCCTTGTCACTGTACGTGATCTTAGGCGGTTCATTACAGATTAGAATAATCTTGAACATGGGCGTGATCTCCTGTCCCTCCTTGTACAACCCACGCGCAAAAAACGTATCGTTCCCCGACAGCTCCTTGAGAAGACCAATATTGATGGTATCCTTCTTATCCGGCTCCTGCAACATCGCCATACGCACACCATTCCCCGCTCTCACCAACTCGGGACACGCGGCGCTCGACTGTGTCCTCTTCCCCGTGATCAGCGCGGTCGGTAGCTTGACATTGTAAGGACCCAGCATCTGCTCAAAGATCATCTGGGTAATCGATTTGCCATTGTCTCCCTCCCCCGTCCAAATCTGGACAATCTTGTTGAAATTACCACCGATAAACACATCCGAAGCCGAGTCCAGGAAATACTCCCTCACCTCCCGATCAGGAAAAATCTTTTCAAAAAAGGCAAAGATCTCCTTGACCTCGCGAGAATCCTCCGTGTAACGATCCGCCCAATAATTGATGCTCATCTTCAGAGAGATAAAGTCATCGGGACGACCTTCCCTAAAAATATGCTCCTTGATGTTATACACGCCATTATTAAATGCGATAAGATATGGATTCGAATCCAATTTCTTCTGAAAGGCCTCGCTCAGAAAAATCTCAGCGGCCTCCTTCATCACATTGGTCTTGAAAGGATTCGATTTCAGATTGCGGATCTGTCTCTTGATCATCTTCTTCTGATCCTCCAAGCGTTTCTTCTCCTCCCTGGCATCCGTCTCCTCACACTCAATTACCCTCAACCGACTTTGAGTAAGCCTCTCCGTCGACATACGCTCGTAATCCATCACCAGCTCTTTAGAAATCTTGGCGCTCAGTGAATGACCCCCATCAATCTGTTCCCAGATGTGATTCTTAAACTCGTACCACTGCTTGAATCGGAGAGACGCACATACGAATTCGCTCTCGTATCGCTGGAACAACACCATCGCCAGATCGTGATGCGTCCCCTCCAATTTCAGCGACTTGTCCAGAAGAGGAAAAGTATGTTCTGCGAGCGCCGTCTGGTAACGCGCGGGCGTATCTCTCTTGGCGATATACTTGAGTGAACCAATGGTCAGATCCTTCTTGAACATACGATCCCATTCGTAATGACACACTCGCTCGTCAAATTTCTCGGAACGTCTGGAAAAATCCAGCCACCGATCCAATCCGTCCTGTCCACCCTGAAAGATGTTGTACAGGATCCATCCGATCTGCATCCAATCGTTTCGATCATCCGCACGTTCGTCAAGGATACATGCCATCATATCATCGACGAGCTTGGTCGTGGCCTCGAAATCCTCGGGATAAACAATCTTTTTCATCTTGAGCATGTCCGCCGTCTTTTGGGGAGACGATGCCGTCGGCATCGGTACTAAATCATTCTTAATATCATAAACGTACTCGTCGCGATGACGTACCACGATACTCAGAATCTGAGGCAAGAATCGATCCATATTGTCGGGATCCACCACGATCCTTTCCTTATTATGGGAATCATACAAACGATAATCACTCAAGGTACTCTGCCAGTCATCGATCTTGCGTGCCTCCTGATCAAACGCGCATGTCACCGTGTATGCCTCGCTTCCCTCTTTCCTGGATCCATACAATAGCCACGCATTGCGCACATAGGCCTCATCAATGTAATTATCGGCGTTGGTAACGGAAGGGAGCTCTTCGACGCGCAATTTTTTTAGTTCCAGACGGATCCGTGGGATCAGCTCGTTCTGATGAACCACCTTGTTCATGAATAGAAAGGGGAAATGCAGATGAAATCCATTCTTCATGTACGTCTTCCCACGCGTTGCGGGGCAATAATATGGTCTCTTCTCCAGGAGGAGACAAATTAGATGCGATTCCTCGAGATCGTGAAGGATCTCACGCAACACTTTTTGATAGACACGGATAAGGATCGATACGTGTTCCATCGAATAAAATAATCGCCATCCAGACGGATCGTGCACGTCCTGAAAAAACTGAAGCCCCGAGGTCGCTTCCTTCTTCAAATCCACATCGACCAGTACGGGAAGTATACTATCATTAGAAAATTCTCCTAATCCTTTAGGACCGTCAAACGCGGTGTAGAGATCCCAGAAAGTTTGCATTTCCTCATCCCTCAGCATGTAATTTGCCTTGGGGGAGAACAGAGAGACGTGCGAACCACGTTTATCGATGCGATGAGAATTAAGAAAGGAATGAAGAGGGCTCATTTTTTTTAATCTCGTCTCTAAAAAAAAAAAATTTCCCAAATCAATTTTTTTTATTTTTTACCCACTATCCCTTACCTTATCTTTCTTATTTAATCAACAGAATGTATCGCAATCGCAACAACAACAAGACCAAGACCGCTTTGGCGGGGGCCAAGACGAAGACGACGGTGAATGACGAAGATCTCGCCGAGGCACGAATGCAGGAAGCCCGAGAATGGCTTGCTCGACATCCCGATCTGCACGCCATCACCACGGCGACGACCGCTGTGACGGCGGGGACCGCCTCTCTTTATTATAGGAAATTTATAGACGTGATGCTTCAGGAGCCCGTCCTCGTTGCGTCCACCTCCTGCTTCCGTGTCTACGACCATCTACGCGCCAAAGAGGAACTGCTGGCCGATTGTGTTCCCTACCACGTCATGCCTCTCATTGGACATATACCGCATCATCTCTGGATGGGACTCGTTCCGATCAACATCCATCTCGCTTGGCTCCGGGATACCGATTTCTCCGACGCCTCGATTGCTTCTTTTCTTCGGGCGCACGAGCTTCGGCCTATGGAATGCATCCTTCAAGATCCTACTCTTTCTCCCGACAAGAAAGAGGTCGCGGTGAAAAAAATGTGGGAATGGCTGGCGTCTCAGCCACGCATGCCGAGGGCCTGTCGCTTTTTGGGTATCCAGGATTTTCTCCGTATCCAAGAACGCAAGAACAAGATCCATTGGATGGGTTTCATGGAAGTTCTCCACAAGTACGAATATCCTGATCGCAAGCATGTAATGTTGCTGGATCTTTTGGGAAAGAATGTCCTCCCACAGGCACCATCTAATGCCACGCGCAAGCAACGTATCACCACCACCACAACCCGGGATCCTCGCTTTCTCAACATGGATCGTCATCTTCCCCTTCTCTCTTCCGTCTTTCGTCCCTGGATTTCCTGGGATTTTCATACCATGCTCCTCCAACCCGTGGGTCAAGGAAAAGGACGTGTATCTCCGTGTCTTGGAAAACAGTGTATGAAGGGATGGTTCCAGCCTACCATGCGTTTTCATCAGGCCTATTTGGAGGGCGGTGGCGGTACCCAGACCGGTGATGTGTACGAATGTGCCGTGACCAAGGAACGATTCCGCATCCTTTACGGGGCCTCCTCTTCCTCCTGGCATCTCCAGAACGAGCGTATCATGGCGAGAGAAAAACAATGGTCGTCTCGATCCAGGCTGGTCCTTCCCGTTGCCCGTCTTCAGAAACACCTGTGCATGCACCATCTCTCCGATCCCGTGAGTCTATTAGCGCGTTCCGTTCATCAGGGTATTTCTGTTCACGTTTCATTATCGGTCGTCGAAGAAATGGTCGTCGAGGCCTCTTGTTCTTCTGCCGACCATCGAGTCGCCGATGTCTTGTCTCGTTTGTACCACGTCTATGGACGCCTCTGTCCCAAGGAACCCCTTGCGCCCTATCATACTTCGCTCATCACCAAGATGCAAACTCTCCTACATTGCGATGCGCGACTCTTGACGACGCCCATGGGATTTCTTTTCCCGGAATTTTTCTCCTATTCCGAAGAAGAAAGGGCAATGCTGGACGAGGTGTGGACCAAGGCCTCGGAAAGGTTTGTTTCGAGAATGCTCGTCACCCTCATGGGTCGTGACAGCGGGTTTTCTATCATGACGACACCAACGCCATCAACACCACACCGCTTACCAAAACCTCTTTCCTCTCCTCTTGCGACACAAATCGTCTACAGCCAGGCTTCCGAAGAGCATCTCACGATCAAACCCGAGATCCTGGATCTTTTGGAAGAAGAAGAACTCGCTCACCTCGATGTGGACGCGATCCGCACCGGTTGTCGATTGTCTATCACCACAACCAGTTCGACCCAAGCGACCACTACTACACCCATCACACACGTCATGGAATCCCAGCGGTTGCAGATTGAAGATATTGAGGCCTTTATCCTCGATTTAGAGATGGGTAAAAAGATGGAAGTCATCGATACCGATATGGATATTGGTATCGAGAATGATGGTGCACAGGAGCAGGAGGAAGCAGAAATAAGGGATGAAGAGGTGGAAGACGAAGATGGGTTTGACGAGGTGGAAGTGGATGTAGAAGAGTTTTATGGCGGAGGAGAAGAAGAAGACGAGGCATGAGATTTTCATCATTTCTTACTACGTTTTTTTGATCCTTTACGTTTACCTCGTTTTTTATTTTGAAATGTTGAACTATAAAGAAAATTTTCCAATTCTGAGCGAATTTCTTCATCAGGAATGTTTTGCGCCGTTATGAAAGGTTCCAATTGCTGGAACGACATTCTTCCCTTCTTGTGTTCTTCCATGATAAGATGATTCCATATAAAAGAGCGATTATCTTCATCAGGAATGTTTTGCGCCGTCATAAAAGGTATTGATTCCTCGAACGACATTCTTCCCTTGTTGTATTCTTCCTTGAGAAGATCACTCCATAAAAAAGAGCGCCTAAATTCATTAGGAATGTTTTGCACCGTTATGAAACGTAATAATTGCTGGAATTTTCTTCCCTTGTTGTATTCTTCCCAGATAAGATCTCTCCATAATCCGGTGCGATCAAAAGGAATGTTTTGTGCCGTGATAAAAGGTATTAATTCCTGGATCGTTCTTCCCTTCTTGTATTCTTCCCTAATAAGTTCTTCCCATGAGGAGTATTTTTCCTCTCTAATAAGTTTTTGATATTCTTTTATTCTTTGCTCCCATCGTTTTGCTATTTGATCCGTGATTTGTGCTGACGGCAAATCTATTCCAACCAAGTATTTTTTTGCATCGGGAATGGATAAATATCGTGATATTTCACGATTTAAGGCATTCGGTAATATACTACGCTGTTTACGCCTTCGAATCACAATGTTGGATAGACAATAGATCAAGGCATCGGGTACCAAATCCATTTGAGGAGCAAGCAATAAACGCAATTGGTCTTGAAGGATTTGAATGTGTGTTCTTGTGAGTGGGACATCGCTTCGGATCGGTGGCATGAGTAATTCTACGATCTGATTCACAATCGTTGTTGTCATCTTTCTTCTTCAAAAAACTATTATTTTTTTTGGGAGAAGAAGATGACGAGGCATGAGATTTTCATCATTTCTTTTTAAGAAAATTTTCCAATTCTGAGCGAATATCTTCATCAGGAATGTTTTGCGCCGTTATGAAAGGTTTCAATTGCTGGAACGACATTCTTCTCTTAAAGAGTATATCAAAAAACGGTCTCTCCTTATTGTATTCTTCCATTATAAGATATTTCCATAAATGAGAGCGATTTCGTTCATGAGGTATGTTTTGCGCCGTTATAAAAGGTATTAATTCTTTGAACGACATTCTTCCCTTCTTGTGCTCTTCTTTGATAAGATAACTCCATGAAATAGAGCGGTTCAATTCAGAAGGAATGTTTTGCGCCGTTATAAAAGGTATTAATTCCTTGAACGACATTTTTTCCTTGTTGTATTCTTCCTTGATAAGGTAATACCATAAGTCAGAGCGATAAGATTCATTAGAAATGTTTTGCGTTATAAAAGATATTGATTCCTCGAAGGAAATTCTTCCCTTCTTGTATTCTTCCTTGATAAAATATTGCCATGAACGATAACGATCATGTTTATTAGGAATATTTTGGGCCGTTATAAAAGGTTTTAATTGTTGCAATACAATTACTCCTATTGTACCTAAATGTGTCCTCCTATTGTATTCTTCCTCGATAAGATTTTCCCATAATTCACCCCTAATTTTTTGAGAATAAATGTTTCGCGCCGTTATAAAAGGTTTTAATTCGTCGAGCGACATTCTTCCCTTCTTGTGTTCTTCCCTGATAAGATTACTCCATATAGAGTCTTCGAAAGAGATTACGAAAGATCTATCGATAAAGCTCAAGTTTTGCGCCGTTATATAAGGTATTAATTCTTTGAACGACATTTTTCCCTCCTTGTGTTGTTTCATGATAAGATCTGCAAATAATTCAGAGCGATCTTTTTGATGAGTAATGTTTTGCGTTATATAAGGTATTAATTCTTTGAACGACATTCTTCCCTTATTGTATTCTTCTGTGATAAGATATCTCAATAATTTAAAACGATTATATTCAGAAGGAATGTTTTGCGCCGTGATAAAAGGTATTAATTCTTGGATCGTTCTTCCCTTCTTACATTCTTCCCTAATAAGTTCTTCCCACGAGGAGTATTTTTCCTCTCTAATAAGTTTTTGATATTCTTTTATTCTTTGCTCCCATCGTTTTCCTATCTGATCCGTGATTTGTGCTGACGGCAAATCTATTCCAACCAAGTATTTTTTTGCATCGGGAATGGATAAATATCGTGATATTTCACGATTTAAGGCATTCGGTAATATACTACGCTGTTTACGCCTTCGAATCACAATGTTGGATAGACAATAGATCAAGGCATCGGGTACCAAATCCATTTGAGGAGCAAGCAATAAACGCAATTGGTCTTGAAGGATTTGAATGTGTGTTCTTGTGAGTGGGACATCGCTTCTGATCGGTGGCATGAGTAATTCTACGATCTGATTCACAATCGTTGTTGTCATCTTTCTTCTTCAAAAGACTTTTTTTTTTGGAGAAGAAAGAAGACGAGGCATGAGATTTTCATCATTTCTTTTTATCCTTGGACAATTCTTTTGCGCGTTTTTCGATCATTCTATCGACCTCGCCTACAAAATCCAGTGGATGATTTTTTTTTAATTTGTTGGCGATGGTTCTTGTGATTGCAATCTCTTTTTTCGTCGTGGTTTCTGCCAACACGTATCCCACAATTAAATAGAGCAATGTGTTTTGGATTCCCGTGTTCAATGGTAATACATCAAACATGTTGGAAAGTGCAATGATCCCCTCCTTTTTTTGTGACAAGCTGTCCCCCTTTATTTTAAAATAATAATAGGTTGTGATTAAATTAATAGACAACACTATAAGAAGTTGGTCCTCTTCATTATTCACAAAATTTTCTCGCATCATGATGATGTCCAAGAGCCTAAAAATGTATAACGTGCCAACAAGAAAGCTGTCCAGATAATCTTCCTCTTTCAAGCTTATCATTTCAGGATGACTCAAAAAGTCGGATTCCAAAAAAATGCGAATCACATCCGCACACAACAACTTTTTCTTTTTCTTATCCGAAATTAAGAGGAATATATTAATCCAGCATTCCGGATGATAAGGGATAAGATGTCTAAGATTCGGAGGGATCTCACGAATGATAGGATCCGTGATCAGATCACGGATGAGTGTTCTCAAATCACGACCTCCTTCCCCTTGTGCACTTGTTTTTGCAATACCACTTTGAACCGCAGTCATGGATAAATTACGAATGATTGGATTATAGACTATATCTGAGTCGTCGTCGTCATGATCCTTCACAGCAGATAACATCGTGGGGGTGATCATCTTTTCTTTTTTTTCATTTAAACATGAAAAAAATATTTTTTTTCAAAGAGCAATCGATGCCTGTTCATGGCGGTGGCGAAAGAGTAGTCGCATCCAGTAATCCAGTTTGAGACGTTCCCATTGATAAGAATCCCATTTATTCACAATCATCTGGAATTGTTCCTCCAGCCATTCTTTAGAAAGGATCGACCAATCCTTGACGACGAGTACTGGTAAGCCTTCATACACGCGATTTACCCCCGTGTCTCCAATAATAGGAATTCTTCCCAGCATCAGAATTTCCCATGTTCGATGTGTGTCCAGGCCGTAACCCGGGGGAGAGATCATAAAGGCATAATACCGCATCTCTTTCCAAAAATCCTCGCGTTTTTGTTTGGGAAGAAATCGTATCATTTCTTTTTTTTGTTCCAGGATTTCCAGGATTGGTTTTCTTCGTTGCTCACGGAGCGCCGGGAGACCGTACGTCGTATGCTGGAAATTCACCAGAGCCATATTGGAAATGGTTTTCTGGATGGGAATCATCATTTTCTTGATCTGAAGCAGTTGTCTCTCCTGTTCCACGTTATTCATCCTGGTTCCCCATATCTTATGATCCCGGAAAGCGAGGGTATGATAATCGAGGCCCAGTGGTAAATGAGAGATTTTGGAAGAAAACGAATTTCCGGTATAATTCTGAGCGTACCAGTGCAATAGCTTGGGATGCTGGATGTATTCATGAAAATTCTTGATGTCTTCGGGAACGCTGAGCACGTCATGTCCCGAAACCAACACAAAGGGCTTCTTGAACGAAGAGGCGTTTTTCTGGAAAAAGGAAGGGATGTCCGATGTCTTGACATAAATGGTCTCCCCGGAAACATTGTTGTAATCAAACTGATAAGAAAATTCCTTGTCGACAAAGGGTGGTTGATGTACCGACATGGCAATACCATGAGAATAAACCATCTGACATTGCATTTTTATTTTCATCTGGGAAAGAAAAAGAAAAAATAAAAATCAAGCAACTCTCATGGCACTAATTCTTGCACCTTTGTATTCTGGATTCGTTCCACCACTATAACCCACAGTCGTATTCAAATAAATGGTGGTGGCGGTAGTAAATTGAAGATATTGGATCATTTGAGGGGAGACATAGGTATAACCATTTCCAAAAGATATTTCAAAAGGTGAATTGGCCACATACGTATAAGGCAATGTTGAGGAAATGGTATTTGCCGTAATATCAAATCCAATCCTTATCCCTCCAGTCGTAGTCCCTGCTGAATTTCCAGTAAACACTTGTCCCCACACAATCCAGGTTCCTGCCGGGATTTCGAGAGAAGCATTATTGGTTGTATAAGGAGAGGTGCCCCAAACAATTTCGGTCGAATTGGAAGTGGAGACGATGTATCCTAATTGATTGGAGGAAGGCGCCGTAGTATTATTTGAAGTGATGGGTGCATTCAGAGTGAGGGAATTCGTAACAGATAAAGTTCCAATAGATACCGTATCCGTGACCACCATGCTCGTTGCATTCAGGCTTGCCCCTGTAATACTTCCCGTCACATTGAGATTGCCTTGGACGGTAGCACCCCCGCTCGTTACATTTAGAGTGCCTACGGAAGCCGTATCCGTGACCACCATGCTCGTCGCATTCAGGCTTGCTCCTTGGATATTACCCGTGACATTCAGATTTCCTACGATGGTCGTATCACCCAGTACATCCACCACCGCATTGTTCGAGTACGTGACATTGACAGAACTCCCTCCTACCTTGGTCAGTGCAGAGGAATAGAGACTGATCCCATCCTCGGTAAAGAGTAAGAGACTCACCGAGGTGACACTGGACCATGTAAGTGTCCCCGTGTAATTGATCTTGGAAAAGCTCAAGGTGCCTGTCGAAGAAATGTAATTGCCCATGGCAAAGATAGAATTGCCATTATTGATCGCGGGTATCGTGATGGCGACCACCATGACCAGGGAATCCGCCGTCGCCTCGGTAACCTCCAGAATCGTTACCGAGATAACCGATGCCTTGGTGATGATCGAGACCTTGTTATAGGCACTAATATCATATGTGTTTTGAGTGTATTTGGAACTCTGGTACGTGCTGTACTTGGTAATTTGATAAGGATTAGGAGCTTTGACATTAGAAATCCGTATGACGTCCAGAGACATTGTTGTTCCTCTTCTATTTTTTATTTCTCTCGAGAGAAAAAAAAATTAAGATTGCTAAACAAACTCTCAATAACAAGAGATGAGATTCCATTCGTCTTCGCCGATCCTGAATTTGGTCTGTGGATCCTTCTTGACATAAAACCATAGCTTTTTAATCTTGGCCCACTCCCGATCGATATATTCTCTACGTGTATCGTATCGTGCAAGGTCTTCCGAGGAAAGTGTCACACATCTCGATTCCAGGTCATCGTAAATCTCATCGGGAAGACGGAAAAGCACCGTGGCATCCGTCCATCGCAAGAAACCCTTGACGTCCTTTTGATGGATAATTTCCAACACATCCTCGTAAAGATGCGAATTCAGATGGTACAATAATACGCTCTCAAAGAGACAGACACGTTTATGTCGATAAATGAATCGATTCATCTTGTTGCGGATGAGAAAGACCGTAATGATCTCATCCTTGATACGGTCACAAAAACAAAGCTCTCCTTCAATCACACGCGAATTCCGGATAATGCGCAGGGGATCAAAATGAATCTTCATTCCAAAATTCATCGAATCACGCAACACATAATCCATCTTGTCCATATCCAACCCCGATTCCTTATTATTAATAATCGCGTGATACCAACAATCGGAAGATACTGTACCCGACACCATCTTCTCTATAAATTGAATCTCGTCAGATGTAATAGGGATCTGGTATCGAACAATAAGATCGGAGAGGACATCGATACCACGGGTCTCATGATCTTCCCATCCGCTTTCCACGCCCCGCATCTCTAAGAAATAATCAAACAAGTGAGAAAAGGGACCATGACCAATATCGTGAACAAGTCCGGAAATACAGATGAGCTCTTGAAGACGCTCGTCACAACCCTGAGCAAGCTCGGGTTGTTTCTTGAGAAGATGATCCAACAACGTCCTCGTGATGCCGTACACACCGATAGAATGCTCGAATCGACTGGTATTTGCACCCGGAAAGACTTTGTAGGACATGCCCGTCTGCTTGATGTAATGAAGCCTCTGGAAATGAGGGGTATCAATGATTTGAAGCGCCAAATCGCTCACTTCGATATCCCCCCATAGATTACAATGAATGATTTTCATAATTGTATACCTTCAAACGAAAACTCTTGGAAAGGATTTGTCTTCATTTTTTTATTCTTCTTTTTTTGTGTCGGTAGGCCTTCGAATTGCTTATAATATTCCTGGACCAACGGATTTGCCTGAATCTTGGTCACATCAAGGTTCCTTAAGAAAACTCCCTGAAGAGTACGAATTCGAGATAGGGCCACATACACCTGACCGTATTCAAAGATTTGGTTTCCCAGATCCATATCCGCGGTGTCCAGGTTGCATCCCTGGACTTTATGGATGGACAAGGCCCATGCAAGACGCAGTGGCACGTATTGAAATACCACTTTGAAATTTTCGTCTTTTTCTTCCTCCGCATTGGAAATTTCCATCGGATGAATCTCCAGGGGAGGGACCATGGGCCTATTTACAAAACGCACCAGGGGAATCTTCTTATCGCTGTCCGTGAAGCCCGTAATCACGCCCTGTGATCCGTTGACGAGACCTTGTTCAAGACTCAGATTGTAGGTGAGCATCACCTGAGCACCAATGGCGAGACGTAATGGTTCTTCATTGACACCAAGCCTGGAACGCCACATCTTGATTTGTTCGTCGCTGACTTCTCGACCGCGATGAATGACTACAGATGGAAACTCATGGATTGTAGATCCTAATCGATCCAATTCAAAATCATTCATAAAATCCACTTTTCGATTCACGGGAAAGAGCGTCGTCATGGACGTGGATTGCGTCGTCGTTTGGGTTTGGGTCCGAGAACGCAACAAATCAATATCGTCCGAAATCAGTGTCCCACGACGCACATTCTGAAGCACATTGTACCATTCCATATCATTCTTCTGGCGATACACCGTCTTGAGCTCGACCACATCCTTGATTCCTTCACGATAAACAGCACTCTCAAAAAGAAATTTGGGATCGTCGACGGGCGGTAGTTGAAAGAAATCACCCACGAGAATGATCTGGAGACCGCCAAAGAATGTTTGCGGAGATCGACGCAACCGTCTTCCCAAAGCTTCCAATTTTTCGAAAAGAGTGGGTCCAAGCATACTGACCTCATCGATGATGAGCACATCCGTGGATTTCCATCGACGGAGACTATTCTTATTTCTACGGATTTTCATTTCCAGATCGTCCAATTCTTCTCTGGCCAGGCCCACTCCGGCCCATGAATGTAGTGTTCGCGCACGGGGACTCAAGAGGATTGCCGCACAACCTGTCATGGCGGTTTCTTCTACGGTTTTTCCTTGATTACGCAGTACACGGACCATATTTTGAACGGTGAACGATTTTCCAGTACCGGCAGACCCGGTAAGAAAAAGACTACGACCTTCTTGAGCCAGATGAATAGCCCTTTTTTGCAATTCATCCATCATTACAATCGTTTTATTATATTAAAAAAATAAGAATGCAAAGCTTTAGATTCGTTATCATTTTTTTTTCTTTCATTACAAAAAAAAAATTAATGAGTCGCCGTGAAATCGGAATCCTATTGTTTCAGTTTATGCAAGAAAACTATGGAGACGACATCATGATTTACTTGACTTCTTTATTTTCATCCTAAAGTTTTAAAAAGCCATTTTCTCCAGCCCCTAAGCGTATCAATATTCGTCTACAACTCCTTTGCCATTATTGTATTTCGAAAAGTCAACAAACCTTAACGGATCGTCTGAATAGTTTTCTGAAAAACTCAAAATCCTATCCCTCCTGTTATCGTTGGTGTGTGTGAATTCACCTTCTTCGAGAGCAATTCCAAATAACACTTTCTCATCTCCCTATCATAGGTGTCACACAGATACCTTGGTCGTTCTTCGCTTTGGAAAACCATTCCTATATTTTTACATGCATTCTTGTCTCGACATACCAGTTCACGACAGGTTGGACACCAGCGTAATCCTCTTGTATACTCATACTCTTTCCTCACCGCAATCGTTGTTTTTTGACACTTGAAATGCATCAACGTCAAATACTTCTCATCGACTTTTCTTGTCGTATATCGTTCACTGCATTTCTTATAGATATATTTTACCGGCACCGACAGCTCCCCTTTCCCTGTGGGGTTCATCGTTGCTCCACCGTACGCGATCACCAGTACAAAGAAGGAAGAGTATATTCTATCGAGAATGTAATCAAAGGAGTAAAGTCGAGGACGTCCGTGAGAGGAGATCGTGTTTGGTCTGTCGTGGAAAGAACGAATATGATTAAGGAGGATGGTTTTGGCAAGAGAGGAGAGCATTTTTTTAAGAAAACTATTAAGACGATCTTTAAAAGATATTTTGATTAATTCTTGTTTGGCATTGGTTTTATCTTTCATGTTAAGGAAATTAGTAAAAAAAATAATTTTCTTTTTAATAAAAAAAAAATGCAACAATTCATACTAAAAATGGGACAACAAAATTCTAAAGAAAAATTGAATTTAGACTCGATTGAAGCATTACTTGGACAACAACGAGCACCAACATTTCAAACATTACTATCGAATTCCATTTTACCACGTTTATTTAATTTAGAGTCTATACAGTACCCATATGATATCAATACATGGATACAAGCAATTCGAATTGCGAATCGTTTATTAGATATAGGAATTGATGTCAACAGTTTATATCAAGGAAATAATATACTTAATAACATACTAAAAATTTATTCAGAATTGGAGGCAATTGAAATGAATGAAGGCTTTTTATCATTAGATAAAAAATTACAGGATCTTATGATTCGTGTTATAAAAATGGGAGTGGACCCAAATCACTCGGATAATGACGGAGAACATCCTCTCTTTTGGAGTTTTCTTTTTAATCCAAATCATCGAGCGTGTAGAGATCGACAGTCCATAAAAGTTTTCGATGAGTTAATTCTTCATGGAGCTTTACCCGGGTATTATATAGACTATTTAAGAAATCCAAGCTTTTTTCATGACGATTCACATTTTGGTATGCTCCAAAGAATGCAAAACTTGTTACAACATGGGGAATATTTAGAACCTCGTTTAGAACCTCGTGGAAAACATTTAGAAAATCGTGCAAATATATTGATCAACAATTATCTATCCGGCCAATTATCCCAACAAAAATTCAAATCGAATCCAGAAATTACAAAACAAATCTTGCAGACTTATTTGAAAACCTCCGCACAAACCCAACAACAATTATTTCAGAAGCTTGCCGTGCTCAAACAACAAAGAGCACGTAAAATAATACAACAAGCCGCACAACGAAGCGTGGCTCAACAAGCCCAAAGGGCTAAAAAAAGAAAACAAACCTTTACACAACAACAATTGGCACAAATTAAAGTCTTTGATTTTATCTCGCTCGAGCAGGTTCCCATCAAAGAATTTTTAGAATATCCCAATTCCATTGTTGTCGCTGCTAAACAACCTTCCGGTGCCTATGAGTTTCACGGATTTTTACTGAATGTGCCCAATATGGTTTACACTTGTGCAAATCTGTCCAATCAACAATATTTAAGACAAAAAGACGGTTTGACGACTGCACTTATAACATTGAAAACCAATGTTGAATTTAGAATTCCTCGTGATGAATTATTACCCAAATTAAAAGAGGGATATAATGTATTTTTTGTGGAAACAAGTCCTGAAAAAGTAAAGATTATTTCCAAAAATATAATACTTGGAGCAGACTATGTATCAGGTGTTCATTGCACGGACAAGGACGTTTTTAATATTTCCCATATTGTGGATTGTAAAAAAGTCGATGCTTTTGTCCCCGATGTTGATTTGTCCTATTATCAAAGAAAAGTTTGAATTTGAACATGTAAAATTTGTTTCCAAAGCCATTCTTAAACGACAAATTGTTAAAATGGTGCAAAAAAAAAATGTTAAAAAATTCATTGATATCTTAACAATTACACTTTCTACAGATAACATGCTTGGGTGTTGGAAATATACCTATAATTACTTCCTTTCTTTGTAAGACGATCTCTAAAACCGTAGGGAAATCCAATCCTTTTTACTAAGACATTAAAGAAATAAATCGTGAAAAGTATGGAAATAAAACATTCATTGGATGGTGTTTACCGCATGTCCATATTTTTACGATCCACTCACATGGTATTTTCAACATAATATCAGTCATCATCCTTTTAATCATTTGAAAAAAGACGCTCCAGAAATTCAGGCAAAGGTGTATGAAAAGTTTTTGAAAGCATTGGAAAAGAAAAAGGAAACCGAAAACAATTTCAAAATTTTAATCAAACTTTACATTATTTTCAACCATCAAAAGATCACGACTCGCTACGCAGTCGATAAATATCCAGCTCAATACTTAATAAGGAACTGTTTCCTTGATATTGATACTGGTTCTCCTCTTCTTCACGGCGCACACAAAGAACCCTTGTCAGGGTATCCATGCACAGGTAGGTTCCAGGATTCTGATAAAGATGATCAAGAGCGCGGAGAAATCCCTTCAGCGTCTTGATAGATGTGGGGCATGAGAAACGGCGTTCGGGTGGTGCATGTACACCGACCCATCCATCCTCGCCGATGACACTACTCATTCGTTCCGGATCCTTTAATTCAAGATGAAGCCATAAAGGATGGACACGAAAATGAAGCTGATGTCTCTGATGGTCTTGCAAGAGCGGATTATTATCATTAAAATGAGCACGATAAAGAATCTCATACTCGTTTTTAAAGAGTAGTGGAAGAAAATCGGTTGCAGTCGGAGCTGGTGATGATGGTGGTTCTGGTTCTGGCTGTGGCAATGGTGGTTTTGGAGGCAAAGATGCTGGAGGAGCTTGAGGTAATTTTGAAGATGCTTGTGGGATTGAGGGCATTGATGCTTGAGGAAGAGGAGCTGGTGGAGGTGGTGGTGGTGGTGGTGTTATAGTAAAAGAGGTTTGAGTACCGACCGTCCTCGTTTCCACAACAGCTTGCTTGAATTGTGGTGGAAAATAAACATCGATCGGAATGAACCTGTAGTGGGATTGTGATTTTTTTTTCATGATCTTCAAAAAGAAAAATCATGATTACATTAAAATGAGACAAAGACCAAAGACAATGCACAGCACTCATTGGTAGACCCCCACCAACAAAAAGTGCCATTTTTTTTTTTCATTTTTTTTTCTACTTTTGAAGATCCAAATGCATGTCGAGCATTTTGGAAAAATGTCATTAATAGTAATCATAATCATAATAGTTACGAACGGGATAGAATTGGTGTTGGTTACCATAATTGTCTTCGACAACACCGTAACCACCCCAATCATCGACTAATTCCATCACACGTCGTTTTCGTGAACGAGCCGTATCCAGTGGATAATTATTCGGTCCACTCCATCGTGAAATTTCTCGCCATCGACCTCTCTGATCGACCCAAAAATATCTCATTTTGTTTTTTTTTTTGTTTCTTTTTTTTCTCTATTAGAATTTTATTCCTTTTTTTTTGATAGCCAACGACAATCGGCTATTGAATAAAAAAAATTGAAGCCTCTTGGGGGTCTTTTTCTCTGGACTTTTGTAATACAGTTTGAAATTAGAAATTCATGGAAAGCCCTTTTTCTAATTTTTTTTGTCTTTTTTGTTTATTCAGCATCATGCAGATCATGCCTTCGCCCATTACCAAAATTGAGCCTGTTCATCCTGGATACATGTGGCATTACACGCTGGGAGCAGACAATGAGATCAGCGTGGAATTGCGATGGACGCCCCTTTCCGGCATTTATTCACCACCCCTTTTTGAGACCGGTATCTACATGCTCACTCTTGCAGTGCCGAAGTGGTTCCCTACTGGTCTTTTGATTGGCAAGAATGGCGTCCATTTCAAGGCCATTACCGAGAATACCGGATGTCACTATCTTTTTGTCCGACACGGTGTCATTGAAATATGGGGGACGGGGGTGGCACCGACCCATGCCCTTCAAGCGCTTCAACAGCGTGCCGTGCACGTTCATGTCCAGAGCCTGTCTCTTCCTCGCATCCCCGGTCCGTGTTGGGAGGGCTATAAAAAATGCGCACAGAAGATGCAGATGGTTTAGAGAGGCAGGAGGAGTCCATATCCGACCTTGGAGAAGACATCAAGCATGGAGATGGCCGCATCGTAATTGTAGTTGTTGAGATAGGGTTTGTTAACGGGTGTTCGATGTAGGATCCATAAAAAGGGATAGACGAGCCATGCAAAGAAGAGAAAGATACAGAGACCGGGCTGAGTCGATCCACAGAGGGCAAAGAGCATGATGAATAGAAGTAGATAAAAGAAGGAGGAGACGGCAAAGAGAAAATATCGTCGGTTAACATTTTGGGTGATGGCGGCGAGATAACCTGTGTAGATCATAAGAACATCCAAAGAAAGAAGAAAGATGAATATGCTGGTATTGCTGATTTTGCTCCGCAGGAGAATGGTGAGTACCAGTAGTGGTGTAGTGATGGACCAATCGACGTATCGTGCGACGTAATCATTTTCTACGGTAGTTTCATTGATTTTGTCTTGAATCACCCCGACACGGAGATTGATTGCGACGTAGTTGGCAAAGGCGATGGCACAGATAGCGGCGATGGTATATTTTTGTACGCCGATAAAATAAAAGATGAAAATAAAGAACACGACGCAGGCTGCCATCTGCCAGTAATTATTATGTGGAATGATATTGTTGAACATCACCATTCTTATTTTTTTGTTTTTGACGAAAAAATAATGTTTTCTTTTTTTGTTTTTTTTTTCTTTACAGATCGCCATGTACCACTTTAGATAATTGCTTTTCATTGGTAAATACGTGTATCTTTCGAACAGTCTTACTGAAATCCATGTATAAATTAGCATTGGATAATTTTTGAAATACGCCACTCGCAGCAGAAACAAAAGAACGTACGTTGGGAATTGTCGTTTTAAAATTGCTTTGACCACTATGAGTATCATAATATAATAAAGACCATCGCAAGGTACCGATCGTCTGGAATGTTCTTGAATCAGCGGCTGTAATCCAGTAATTGGATGTTTTGTATCTTTTCAAACTATTGCTCGTGATATAGATAGTGCAAAGCGTATGGGGAGGTGCTCCTGACCAGTTCACGATTCCATAAAAATCAGCATTCGTTGTATTACAATTCTTATTTTTGATTTCACCGATGCACAAATCATCGTATTTATATGTAAACATTTCATACGCATTCGTAGCCTTTTTGGTATCTCTCATCAAGAGATACACGTATAATAAAATCACGAGGATAAAGAGGAATGAAATTGAACACCATAGCGCAATCATGTTTTAATTTTGAATTCTTTTCGGTCTTGTTTTTTTAAAAAAAAAAATTTTAAAGAATTGAAATTATTTTTTACCATCGTCCGTAATAGTTCGGTGAGGGTCAAAAAATAATGAAAAAAACTGAAGGTTCCTGACCCCCTGTTTTCTTTAATCGAAGCAGAGCATCCCCCCAAAAAAATTGCGTGGACCTGTGTTTTTTAAAATTCTTATTTTGATCTCTCTTTTTTTTTTTTCACACAGGAAGAACAAAATAAGAAAATGAGTGGCGTGGTGGGCAGGCTGAATGTGGATCTTCAACGCCAGATCCATGACTATGTCGGCAGTGGGGATGCGCTGGACACGTTTCGGATGGCCGTGGTGCCCGAGCTGATCAAGAAGATTCGGTTCCTCCAGTTCAAGTTTGACCAGACTTGTACGGTGCGAAATTACTCGGAGAGGACGTTCAAGTGTGTAAAAAATGGAAGGATCTATGGTTCGTACCGGAGAGAGGGGTTGTTGTATTTGGGAAAGAAGAGTAAACACTTTTAAACGGCAGCCCTGAATTTTCCATCGGCGTATTGATTACTTAATTTTTGGGGATCGTAAACGGCACATCCTCCTTCGACGTAGAGAGGGTTGGTAGTACCTTCGGCACAAATTTGATTGTTTTTGTTTTGAAGGAAGGGGTCTCCATAGTATTGCATTCCGAAACAGTTTTCAAAACCCTCGGAATTAGGTTTTTGCCAGATAAGAATCACAAAAACAAGAATGATGATGAGAAGTGTTAATTGTATCAATTCCCAAATCATATTTTTTGGTGTAAAGAAAGAAAAAATTTTTTTTTATAGACACGCATCACATGTCATCCTCATTGTATTTGCCTTCTTCACCTTCCATATCGTCCTCCTCCTCCTCGTCCGACAAGGGCTCACCCTCGGACTTGTTACCTCCTCCATCGTTATCTGAATTTTCCAACACTTCATAGATGGGAGAAGGATCCAGCATATTGGGAAGATTATACTGGAATTTGTATTTTTGACACTGATCAATATCACTTCTTTGCAATGAACGAACGCTCCCCGTGGACTGTTGTACACCAATCACCCGCTTGGTAACCGGATCAAAAACCAGAGAGGTCTCCTCATGGGTATAATGCCCAAACTTGTTCTTGGCGATCCGTAAAATAAGATTGCTGTCGGTTGCTGCGACAGAAAAAGCATCTTTTTTCTTTCCCGGTTCGTTCACGGTCTGCTTGACAATGGGAGCCTTTTCAACGACGATCCCGAGGACACGTTGAGCCATATCGATCTTGGTACCGCTAATACTCTTTTTTTTTTCCTTGCACATCATCTGGAGCTCTGTCTTGGTCTTGGTCTTCACAAGAAGGTTGACTCTTTTCTGTGATTCCTCGTCCATCAAGTCCATCGTTTTTTGAAACAAAATTATTTTTTTAAATTATTTTTTCATCAATTTTAATTTTATTTTTTAAATAAAAATGAGTGTGTATTGTTTATTGAACAAAGACAAATTCAAGGTAAATTATAGCAAGTTTTATAATCCGTTACTGCTCATCGATGTCAAGAAATATCAAATGAAGTGCAATCTGACAAATTCATTTCTCTTTTTTATCGAGAATCCTCGTACGAACATTGAGCTCGTGTCCGGATTCTTCGAGTTTTATTTCAAGAACGCTCCGCAGGATTATACATTGGGACAGGTAATCTCCAAGACGCTTATTTCCTATAGTGATACGAATCAGAGTAATCACGAATTTATGCCTTGTATTATTTTTACGACGGGTTTATACATTCAAGAAATTCTCATTTATCTGCCTTTTCAGAGCTTTACTTTTCACAGAGAATTGAAATATCATTTTGTCAAGAAAATAGAGTATCAATGCTCTGTTTGTTTGGAAGAAAAGCCCTGTATTAATGTTCATCAGAATCAATACAATCATTGTGTATGCTCAGACTGCATCCTTAAGATTGAAGATACCTGTCCCGTGTGTCGTCTCGCTATTGTATAATTTGAAAAAACAAACGCAAAAATTTCTTCTTTTTTTCTTTTCCTTTTGAATACGCGTGTAGATTTTCAAATGGTTTTTTTAACGAGCAGCAAGATATAATAATTATTCTAACCCTTCCGTTGTTGAAAGAGGTAAATAAATCTCCAATGCTTTTTTATCGAGATTGGGAACTATATAATATCCATCCAAAAGAAGTGCTACCCTTTTTGGTTTTTTGGTAGCTACGGTAGACACCCCAAGATAGGATTGATGGGGAGTCATTTAATTTACCGTAGAGAGATCAAAAATAAGAAGTGTTTGATTTTTTTTGATTTTCAATGAAAATAAAAACACTAAAAAAAAAAGACAAGATGCCACCTAAAAAATCAGCGGGTACAAAATGGACCACTCCACAAAAATTAGCAGTATATCGATGGCTCAGGGATCATCCTGATATGGATCGTAAAGAGATTGGTAGCTCTCTTGCACCAGTTTTAACCTCGCGTAATCAAGGAGCAATTACGACTTGGAGCCGTAAGCTAAAAATCGCGGATTTGAATCGATTAATTGCTCAAGCACAGAAACAGATTATAGCCGCTGGTGCTGGTGCTGGTGCTGAAGCGGTTCAGGCGGCAATCCAGGCGAGGGCTGCCCTCTCTCCTGAGGTTCAACAAATCACGTCCATGATGCAAGGGATGAATGAACAAAAGAAGGCTGAATTTTTAGACTATATTCGATCTTTTGGTAGAGCCGGTGGTGGCGGTGGTGGCGGTGGTGGCGAGCCTGAACCTGAGATAGACAGATACGAAGGATTGTCCATGGCTCAAAAAATGTTTAAAAAATCCTTGGAAGAAATGGCCAAGGATCCAAGAAATCGATTGGGAATGACTCCTCAACAATATGTACAAACTAAAATGAAATCGGTTTTCAGAGCTCCCCCTTCTTCCCAAAGAAGATCATCATCTCAAGGACCTCCTCCTATCAAAATACCATCGAATCTATTAGCCTCTATCCGCAAAGAACCAGCAGTGGTTGCTCAGGCTGGTGGCGGTGGTGGTGGTGGTGGTAGCGGTGCTCCCGCTGGAATGAATGCTCTACTTGCCTCTATCCGTCGAATGAAAGTTTCTGCCAAGCAGAGAAGAGATGATGATGATGATGATGAATGGGAAGAAGAGGATTAGATTTCTTCCGCATTTTCGTTTTGCTCGGAGGGTGGTGGTGTAGAGGAAGAAGATGCAGTTGCAACATTCAGAGGCTGTAACACAGGTACCAGTGGTGCATCGCTCCGTTTTCTCCGCATATCATTATTGAGTAAACGCTTACCCTGTTTCATGACACGCACGATAGCTTCATACAGCTTGATCTGCAACGTCACCTTATCCCCCAAGAAAATACTCTCAATCTTGATCGCACCCGTGACATAACATTTCTTGTTGAGAATCCCCACGGGACTGACCTCGAGATTTGAATTCTCATCAATAAACAAGGTCGAAATCTTTTGATCCTTCTTGTTGTAAATGAGCTTGGTATAAAGAATGGGAGACTTTTTCTCCTCCCCCAGTGATTCGTCCGTCTTCTTGAACGAAAGAGGACTGAATCTTTTGGTATCCACATCCTCCGAAATATACTTGTGCACCTGATCATGACTCATGTCGATGATATCCTGAAGAACCCGGATAAAATTCGTCTCCTCCGGTGTCGGCTCTTTCTTCCTCCAAAGACTGATGGGCATGATATAACCGCTCACACACCCATGACTGTCTCTCAATTCCTGTATCCCGAAACTGAATAAATTCTTGGGCGCTGAAAACACAAGATCACCAAACGTCCCATCCCTGTTTTTCACACAGATCTTGATCTTCCGAAAAACATTCTGGCTATCCGACAGATTGATTGTTTCCGGTTTATAAAATATGACCGAGTCATAATCGAAATTCTGAAAATCAGATAGCTGAGTATCAAACATGTGATATATAATATATTTTTCTTGTTGTATTGGTAATTCTTAAATCGTTTTTTTTCTTTAGGTTCATTTTAATTTTAGGGTTTTTTACATGGCGGTGGGTCCTGAGGTGGTGGATACATCATCGAGATCCGGGATGTTGGAAAAATCAATGTTGGGACCTCTCATTTTTCTCTTGGCCTTGTGGGTGTTCTTCTGGTATTCGCTCTGTTGGGCATTCATAAGACCAAACAGATTGGTTCCTGTTTTAGAAATGATCATTTTGGCGATGATAAAGATCACCGCGTTGAGAACAATCATACCCAAAAGACGTAACTCGACAGGCCACTTCTTATCATCAGGGACATACGACTTTTCTCCCAACTCAATCAACATCCTCTCGTACTGATTCATGTTGAGAATCTGTTGCTGAGTAAATCCTGCCATATCAAAACGCAACCAGTATCCCAGCACGTATTCCATGACCATGAATCCTGCGATCAGATAATTCCTATAATTCTCCACACTGCTATCCAGTGATACCCGACGCAACGTATTCTCATACGTCTTGTTCATATTCTTGTAATCCGAATGCATATTAAACTCCGGAATATCAACATTCTTGTACCCTCTCTTCAGAAGATCAAATTTATACAACAATTCCCGTTTCAATTCATCTTCTTCCTCCATCGTCTGACGAGGAAGAATCGGAATCACCTTCTTGGTACGCACCTCCCCCCTTCTTTCCAAATCGGAGAGCTTTGGTGGGTCGTGTAAGATCTCTTTCAGCTTCTCTCTTACCCGGTTTTTCTTGAGATTTTCTTCTCTTGTTAGCGGAGGAGCACTCTTCCTGGTCGACGAGCTCATGGACGCACGATCATCCTCCATCATTCTGATGGCATATCCTTCTCCTTACGTTTCATAAATTGCCCAAAATCATCATCAAATTCCTCCTCTATATCTCCACCACGACGACCACCACCACCACCACCACCAAACGGTGGAAGGCCCCCATTGTTTATTTCGTCCTCCTCCTCATCATCCTCAATACCTACAAACTCTTCATTTTCCTTTTGAATGTCCAATTCGTCCTTCTTCTTTCCATCTCCTCCCCTTTGTTTATCATCCTCCTCCTCTTCCTCTTCGCCATCCTCATTTTCATCCTCATTTTCATCCTCATCTTCATCTTCATCTCCAATATCTTCTAATACCTCTTCTTCGTCCTCTACCTGTTTTATCTTCTCCTCTTCGTCCTCCTCCTCATCATCATCCCCATCTTCCTCCTCTTCATCATCCCCATCCTCCTCCTCCTCTTCTTCATCCTCTTCCTCAATATTAGAAGGATTCCATTCCGAGGTCTCTGCATTTGCAGTGGTCTTTGGTCGATAACTTCTATCACTGATCACGGTCGCCACCTCATCTGGATCATATTCCTTATTCACCATCCCTGGCTTGATCTTATCTTTATTCTCAATGAGCTCTAAATACATCCTTGGCATCCTCGGAAAATCCGCTTTTGGACCCTCTCCACCCGAATTAGATTCACGAGGAATCTTGATCACGTTGAGCTTTGATTTCGACATTTTTCTATCACAATGCATCTTTCTTTAAACTGATCCATTCCTTTCCAATAGAGCTTAAGAAAGAACACGTCTCTACTAAAAATGTCCTTATATAGATTGCATCAGTTCCTGAAAGAGAACAGCCAGGATGTCCTGGATTATTGGATATATGATTCTCGTGTTTATTTTGCGCGGGTCATGTCTTGTAAAAATGGAAATCTTTATTTTATCAAGGTTGCCAGTCAAGAAATCTCCATTCCTCGGGATTATGAACACGATCATTTGGAGAAATCCAATTTTTATTTCATGGACAAGTATCATGAAGACGATCTGGATGGCTTGCTCGTTCTTTACGATGTTTTTCTACGCGCTTTTCCTGAATACAATTACAAGTATATCCTCTTTCAGGGCTACCACATCATGCAAGAAAGGGATGTTTGTTTCCAAGTAAAAAACATGTCCAATCTGGAACATTTTGGTTTTTATTTGCTCCTGGATATTGAGTGGTTTTTTGAAAACGTCTATGTGGTCTCGCATGAAACCGAAAAAATTATGAGCGATGTTCAGAGTCGTGTCGAAAAGATGTATTTGGGCTTCCTACCCAATTATCAAAGTTTCTGTACCTCGACAGACTCCACACGGATTACCCATGTTTGGGAATACTATGCGCAAATGTCTCGACAGAATGCCCAGTGTCGAGAGCTGTACATCAAGCTCGTCGCAGAAGAAAACAAGACCATTCATGACATTCATTTTAATGAAAAGATATCCTCTTCGGACGATCTCACGTTTCAAGAAACCGTGCGTCGCGGGCATCAGAAAAAAGTATTGACCGAGCGATTGGACGAGTGTCAAAATCTCAAACAAAAAACCATGCTCAAAAGCGTTTTTTTGCATTGTCAGGTATGGAAAATTCTGCTCAAGTATCTTCTCCTCATTTCCCGTTTTACCAAGCTCCAATCGGATTTTCAGAACCTCGTATTTGATTTTGAATCCCTTGTTCCCAAGACGAGACTGTTTGAGGCCTAAAAAAAAAGGCATTTTTTTGCACACACAAGATTTAATTTTTCTTTCTTTCTCGTAACAAAGAAAAACATGTATCATCACCAGACCATTGTGCAAATTGGTTCTCATATCGGTAACACCTCGAATGATCCTATCTTTCATCTCGTGGATGAAACAACACGGCTTGTGCTTGTCGAACCCGTCCCCTCTCTTTTTGCCACTCTAAAAGATAATTATACCACACGATTTCCCAATCATCCTCATCTTATTTTCATCAACAAAGCGGTGAGTTCCTTTGTCGGAACGATTGAATTAACCGTTCCCTCGGACAAGAACGATTTCAACACTCTTCCCTTTTGGGCTAACCAGCTCTCCTCGGTGCATCGTGATCACGCCCAAAAACATATTGAAGGCCTGATTACCGAGACCATCACCGTACCCACCACCACCATCTCGGAAATTATTCAAGAGCATCAGATCAATACTATTGATCTATTGCACATTGACACGGAAGGACATGATTTCATCATTCTGATGAATTATGATTTTCATCTCTTGCCTAAAGAGGTCATGTTTGAATGCAAGCACATGTCCGATGAACAATACGAAACTCTGTCGACACGTCTTGTAGGTCTCGGTTACAGCAATGTGTTCAAAAACTATGAGGATGCGAAATTTGCGCTCGCAATGCCAAATCATGATTAAATTTGATAAGGATTATCGAAAATCGAAGGGGTAGAGGAAGGAGGAGCGGATAAGATAGATTGGATGGGAGTAGTGGTGGTGGTCTTTTTTTCCGTAGTTTCATTGATGGTAGTGTTAGTAGTGGTGATAGAAGGTGTCGAGGGTAAAGTCTCAATCATGTTTCGGATGGCGTCGGGACGTCTACCAATCACTCGTTTCACTTCTTTTCCCTTGGCATCGACCACAAGGATGGTGGGAAGACTGCTGACCGAGAATTTACTGGTAAATTCCTCTGCGTCGGGATCGTCCACATTGACTTTAGAAAAAACATAGGGTCTTTCCGCATAATTATTCGCCATCTCGTAAAAATGAGGTGATAATTGCATGCAAGGGGCGCACCACGGCGCCCAGAAATCAAGAACCGCATAAACATCTTGATTCTGATTCATAACCGCCTGGATTTCTTCCCATCGGGTCGCTTCTAATATTTTCTTGTCTGGAGTCGTCATCTATTTATTTTTTTGTCATTCTCCATCAAAAAAAAAAATCATCACTGAAAAAAAATACGAATCTTATGGATGCACAACAATTCGGTGGCGGTGGCGGTGGCGGTATGTTGCGTCAACAAGCCATGTCCGATCCTCGATTGAAAAAAGAATATCTAACACGATTTTTGCAACGCTTAGGGCAGAAGCATGATATAAAGCAAGAATCTGTGGACTTTCTTAGACTTAAACATCATAGGATGTATCTTAAAGCCCTGGCCACCCTCTTTTGCACTTTTTCATATCCCCATGTCGATCCCCATATTGAAGATCGACACCATACATTATACCTTGATCTTATGACCGCAAAAGAAAATGAAAAAGTAAGTATTGGTGTCGGTCACCACTATCTGCAATTTATAATCACTTTTGGTGCAGACGATATGTTTATTAGTGAAATTCATACTTCTTCTGAATATCTTTTATCGGAGGTTTTGAGGAAATATAGGTTTGATATTGATTCTTTTATCACAGATAATTACTCGATTACGCAACCACTGAAAATAAATTTTAATTACAAATTAGGCTGTGCCAAGATGCTTCTCACGGTCGCCAATCAGCCCTACACCTACCAAGATACCCAGGTCCTTCGTCGTCAAGAAGAATATTTTGATGCGATGATCGAAGAGGCTCGAGAAAGAGGTGACGATGCCACAATGACGAAAGCACAGGCTATTAAAACTCGTCATAAGAATCGTCTTTTGACGGATTCAAAAGTCGTGTTTGATATAAAACGACAACGAAGGCGTCATGTCCCCACAGGCTCGGAAAAAGCATTGCTTCAATTGTTAAACACTCTATCGCTGGTCCAAAGATTTTAACCATCGGACTGATTTAAAGGTTGTTGAAAAAATATTGGAATTTAATTTTTTTTTAATTTTGTTACGATAAAATGAGTGACTGTGGTAACGGATATTGTTTACGCTGTAAACAGAGTGTTTCTATTCAGAAGCCCTATGAGAATGTGACCAGCAGGGGGCAATGCATGGTTTCGGGGAATTGTCCCCATTGTATGACCAAGGTCAATCGGTTTATTTCAGCGGAACAACGAGCGATCTTATTTTCCGGAAAATCTCAAAAAAAATCAAAGAGTCGTTAAGGGGCGGGGGCTTAATCTCATCGTATCATAGAGATGCTTTAATTGAGATAGCGTAAAAACTGCATCCTCTGATTGGGACATGAATTTTTTTCTATAGCAACAAGAAAAAAATATTCTAATAGAGGATGGTAACAATACCATCAATCTCGCCATCGGGATGTTTTTGAGTCGTTATGGTTGCCAGTAATTTTTGTCGCTTGACAAGAGAAAAGAGAGTTTGCCATTTCTCGGTAGGAATAGTAATGGTGTCCATGACCACACTCAGGAAGCTTGTGTCCTGGATACTATCATTCTCCCACAACATCATGACAAGATTCCCCTTTTCTCCATCCTCGTTACACTCGTAGAGAGCGCAAGAAAGCATATTAAATAGTTTGCGAAGCTTAAGACTCATGATCAATGAGTTTTTGGATGGATCATAGATTAGAGTCAATACGGCCGAAGCATTGGTGGGAATCGGTGGTTCCATCGTGTAACCTTCAAGGACGGTCTCTAACACGTGAATCCTTTGACTCGATTTATCATGAGCAAGGACCGGATAGTTGCTGTTGTGGGTGGTTATCGGCGCGGTGGTGGGGGGAGGATAATCGATAGTCAGTTTGGAAAGATCGTTGCTGTTGACCTGATTATACGTATCAATCGTAGCGTAGTAAGAATTCATTTTTATAATGGAAAATGAAAAAAAAAAATCATGACAACATTATTGCAATTATTCCGTGATAGCGAATGCATCGTCATCATCGTCGTCATCATCTTGGATGGTACTCTCCGAATCGGAATTAAATTTATCCGATAGATTCTCAAATTCAAAATCCTCCTCTTCGGGAGTGATTGCACTGTGTTCAAAATCCGAGCGTTTTTCAGATTTCGACGAGACATAAATATCAAAAGAAGAATCACGCTTTTCAGAGGATTCATTGACCAGAGCGGAGGAGGCAGGCTTGGTAAGGAGTAAGGCGTTATTAGAGGATGAAGTGGCAGTGGAGGGCTTGTTGTCTGTATTGTGACCTAAGAGACGACGAATCAACTCTGTCTTGTTGCCGCTTTTCTTGAGATCTCTTGCCTCACATAGATCCTTGAGCTCGTCCATCTTCTTATTATTGAGATCTTGTAACGTAAATGGACCATTCTTCTCTGTCAATGGTGCGGATGATGCTCTGGGTGCGGGTGCGGATGCGAAGACAGGTACAGGTATTGTTGCAGGAGGGATGCTAACTGGAGCAGGAGCAGAAGCAGAACTTAAATTTACAAAACGACTTTTTTCTGTTGGTTGAAGGACATTCCACTCAGCAGAAATCAATTTCGAGAGCTCACCAAATGATAGACTTGGATTTACTGCTTTGAGCTCGACTCGCCTTATGGTAAAGAAATTCTGATATCCTGATTTTTTGGATACTGGAGCAGGTGTTGTTGGAGCAGGTGTTGTTGGAGTGGAGAGGGCGACGGCATTGGTTCCCGGTGCGGGAGAGGTTGTCGAAGACTTGAAATCCTGCCATGATTGTTGTAATTGTGGCATGGAAATGGCTTGTGGATACGATTGTGCAAGATGCTGAAGGAATTTGGAGATATTCTGATCTATAACATTCATGAGTTCGTCACGCATCATGTTTTTTTAGTATTTGTGGTTCGAGAAAGTTTTTTTTTTTATTCAATTTTTTTTTAACGAGGAGAGTATTTTGTAGATGCGTCCTACATATTTTTCAATCATCACCAAACGATCCTCTATTCTTTTTAAACGCATTTCATGTTCCTTATCTCCTATCGTGGACGAGGACACCGATGGCCTTTGTTTGGACGCCGTTGTTTTTTCTGGACCTGTGACAGGAGGTGGTGATGGTGCCGTATCAATGATTTTCTGGATTTCCGACTCGGTCTTGTGATACAGATTCACCAAAGAAGAAATCGTGTAATTATCTTTATGCTGTTTCCGAATCAAAGACTCGAGTCGCATCTCGATGGCCTTGGGGGTACGCCCATGCGTCTTGGCAATCTCATCCATCGATTTCTGGTCCGATAACTCATCCATCAACTGTAATTCTTCTTGTTTCGTCCAATACGTACCCGTATTCATCCTTTGCTCGATGCAATACTCAATGTCTTAAATATATGCTCTTTCCCGTCTCGACTGAAAAAAAAACTGAAGCCCCCTTTTTCAAAGAAGCTTAAAGAAAAGCAAAAACATAATAAAAAACAATGGTCAAAAAGAGTCAAACAATTGTCGCCACCTCTCAGCCCGTCCCCGTCGAGGTGATTAAGCAAGAGGAAATTGAAAAGGCAAAGAATCCTACCAAGAGTGTTTCAGATGCTCCTGTTTCTGTTGGTGCACCCGCAGAGAAGAAACCCAAGAAAAAGTCTGTCAAGAAGGTGGAAACCGTAGTGGAGACTGTGGTGGTTCCTACTACCGGGGAGACTACTACTCCAGAAGTCGCTACCCCTGTCACTCCCGCTACACTTGCGACCCCTATCACGGAGACTCCTATTGTGGAGGAAGTGGATGAGAATGCTGAGGTGGTGGAGGAGGAAGCGGAGGTTCCTACTGCCGATGGCGGGGTTGTGGAGGCGAAGAAGCGCAATCGTCGTGTTGTGACGAAGGATAGTTTTTATCAGAATTTTGAGGCCTTTAACGAGCAATTCAATACCTTTATGGAGGGTCTGAAGCTGGAGAAGGGTAACAAGAACAGCAAGACTCTTCTGTTGAAGAAGATCAAGCAGATTCAAGGGGATGCCTACAAGCTGATGAAGATCAAGACGCATCGCGATGATAGCAAGCCCAGATCGGAGAACAACAGTGGTTTCATGAAGCCTATCAAGATTAGTGAGGATCTGGCTACTTTTCTCAACACCAACCCCGAGGATCTGATCACCAGGGTGCATGTGACCAAGAAGCTCTGTCAGTACATCAAGGATCAGGATCTTCAGAATCCCACTGATCGTCGTGAGATCATTCCCGATGAGAAGCTGAAGAATCTTTTCAATATGGGTACCGACAAGCTGACCTATTATTCGATGCAGAGACAGATCCAGCAACACATTTTCAAGATCTAATTTCCTCAAGGAGTTAGAAGAGGCAATATACGCCTAAAAATAAAATTAAAAAAAAAAAGCCGTCCAATCCTGAAATATAAAATGACAAACACCCTTCCTGTTCTACCTGTTAATTTATATTATCCACCGATAATGGATAATACAAATTATAACTTTGCGTTTACGATGATGTTTTTAGGTTTTGGTAGAGCCTGTTGAAACAGGAAAAACATAAGAGACATTGAGCATCGGAAACATGAAGGACAAGAACTTCTTGAATCGTGCGACACACGTCACATCGATGTGTTGTCTTGCTGAAACACAGATGATCTTCTTTTTGTCCGTCGGCACCGAGGGTATCGCGTTGGATGTGCAGGAATTGCGGATCACGGAGCATCACGATTGTCGATACATCATTTTCTTGTGAGGGTGCACCGTGGAGTTCAAATGTGCGAATCTTGAAGGGATTGTCATCATGAGCATAGGCTCCCTCATGGTAGCAATAATAGGCGCCTTCGATGACCAGGAAAGAAAAGAAACCAATGTTACGCATATGTGGATGATGGATAAGAAATTCAAGACCGGTCAGGCGTTTCCATTCCATTATCTGTTGATCTTCCAACGGATGATCCCAGGTCACCCAGCCATGTCCAGGACACGGTCTTGGACGATCATCATCAGGATGATGCAATTGTAAAGATCGGAATCCAAGTGTCTTGGCTTCGGAAGATAAGAAGGATTGCAGATCAATACACGAGATGGTATAGGTAAAATCGGTTGGACGATGACGCATTGATTTTCTTTTCCATCCGGTTATCAAGACATTAAATGGGTACAAAGTTACAAATTTTTTTTTTTTTGGGGAGAAAGAAGAAAAAAGGAAATGTCCTTGCTAACTATTTTTAGAAAATTAAAGGCGATGAATTATTATTACAACGAGGCACCATTATGGTGGAAGATTTTATATGACGATCTGGGAAAATGGTTGTTGACGGAAGGCAAGTCTTATCCGAGCCAGCAAGCGACAAAAAAGATTCAAACCATGAAAGAGCACATACGGAAGAATCCTCTCAAGAACGATGTGATTCATCAATGGCTCCAACGAAGCCATCGGCGTTTAAAACAAGAACCCGTCATCGATCTGGATCAGAAATTATGGCTTCTCTCCCAATATCAACAAGATGCCACGATACGGAGGAATATATTGGACTCGATACGCCCTCTTGTCCAAGCGCTACCGGTAAACGATATACGAAGACTGACTTTTTTGCTGGAAGAGCAAAAATAAAGATTGGAACAGAAAAAAAAAAAATTTTTTCAAAACAACCTTATCCGCGATTCTAATATTTTTTTTTCGTAAAAAAAAAATTTCCCCCGTATAAGTAGAGAAGAAGTTTAGAAATGGCTTATCTTGCAGGACTCCAAGACTCCATCATCTTTGATTATTTTGTGAACTATGTGTTCCCCCAATATGCGCTCCCCTGGAATAATTTTTTCGCCAGGATCGACCCGCTCCCTTATTATGCCCGTAACGACGAGCGCAACATCACCGCCCGTCTCTTCAAGACCCCCTTCGTGGTCTCTTCCAAGCCCAACCTCGTGCTCCAATTCTCCACCCTCCCCAACTGGGTCGCCTCCCTGAGCTCATCGGCCTCCACCGGATCCTCCGCCGACCAAAGCTCCACCAAGTCCTACCTCGGCACCATCGTGAACAGCAACTGCACCGGTACCGATTACCAATACTCCAACGCCGGTCTGGTCGTTGGCGCCGGCCCCTCGGGCGCCCTCGGCAGCAAGGTCTGGGTCATCCTCCAGTTCAACCTCCAGAACCAGAACCCCAAGAACAACCTTTCCGTGGTGATCGTCTCCGACAACGCCACCCCCACCCCCAACCTCTACAGCTCCGTGAACGGTTTGATCACCGTCGATGGCGTCCCCATCAAGATCAAGAACGCCATCCCTTGGGGACCCGGTGCCACCACCGACCCTACCTCCGCCATCACCTCCGGCGCCTCCAACACCCTCTACGGACTCTACGGTAACCGCTTCTTCATTGCCATCCAGACCGGAAACCCCGTGGCCTCCAACGCCTCCGTGGGCTACGAAATTGGCTTCCGCATCTGCGAGTCAATCACCCTCGCCCAGGCCATCGGCACCCCTATCCTCGGATAATTAATTAATTTCCTCCCGTGTAATGGAAAAATAATAGTAATATGATGGCGAATAGAATCGATTTGGTCGCAATAAGGAAGATGGGACTCGTGGTTGTTACAGGAAGAATCTTCTCTATCAAAGAATCGGTCCATGAACTGGATACCGCCACATACAATAACATAATGACTAACAACGTTTTCAACTCCATATGAAATCGTGGTGTCATCATTGAAGCCTGTGATTCAGCCCCTGTCGTCGTTGTCGTCATGACCGACGTGTCTTTACTTCCTTCTCCTCCTGTAAACATCCACTGAATCATCTCCTTCTCATCCACCGTCGGAGGAAGACTGTCAGTAGGTAAATCTCTTAAACTATCTCCCATGGAATCAAATTGTTTTGTGTCTTTGATTCCACGTAAAATTTAATCTTTAAGTAATGATTGTTGTGTAGGATACGCTTTTTCCGAAAGAAATAGATAGCCTGTTTTTTTAATTTTTTTTTGTTTTTTTTTTTGGTAAAAGAATTAAATGAACTTATTGGAGAAGCTTTATTTGTGGAGAATGCTTCATAGTGCCACGACACAAAAGGACAAAAGAGGGATCGTTTTATTTTTTCGCAATCATTGTAAGATGAGTGCTAATTTTGGGATCCAACATGTAGATTTAATCTTACCGATCCTTCAACGTCATTTATTAGAGGTTTTTGAAAAGATGGATGTAGATCGTTTGAAACGATACGTGACTTTTTTGTCGGAATCATGGCCGGCAACTTCGGATAAGTTGTCTCTGATTATAGAATTGCTCCAACATCTACCGAAGTGTCAAAATTCTCACACCCCTTTTTTGGAGATAATAGCGGATATTCCAGGACATTTACTTCATGTCACTCCTTACAAAAGATGTCACAATGTGGACGAGCTAATAGATTATCTTCTCAGCACACCCAAGAATCGCGATCCAACGGATCTTGTGGATCCCTTGTGGTACTATCCAAGAGATAAGGCATTCTTGTTTAACCATCCCGGAATATCAGCGGACAATAAGAGCAAGTTACAACAGATGGAAAAGAATATTCCGCTTGCGGACTTGCCTTTCGATATTTATCTACAATCTATCGAATGGATTGGAAAACTGGGATACATCATGCGCAATGATGATCCTTCTAATCAGGGTTCCGAAGGTTTTGATGTGAGTGAACGCGCATTGATTTTTTTCAAATCGAAGATGGACGCTCTGGACGAAACCACAAAAAATCGTGTACTTAATCTTCAATACGAGAGACAAGGGGATACGGTACAGATGATCCTCAAGTCCTTGGAAAGCACTTGTTTGCATCTCGTTGGTGATTGGCTGATACGTGTGTATTTACTTCATCATCGACTCTTGTTGGACAAGATTGAGAAAGAGAAAATGAAACGACAACGACAACAACAACAACCACATCGTCTGTGTCCTGTTTTTCGGCAAATGGAAAATAATCCAAATACGATTTTCTTTTATATCTTTGCAACAGTGAATATCAATTATACTAATTTCAATAAACAGAGCCCGCTGATTCCTGTCCTCTACGAGTATGAATTCTTTCAAGCCTCTTATATTTTTCATAGAGAAGACAAAACAACAAAAGATGCCGAGTACATCAAAGTAATACAATCTCTTTTGGAAGAATTTCAATGCATGCCTGAACGTCATCAACAACAACACGTTGCTTCAACAACCGGCAGGAAAAAACCCAGACATTGAAAAATTAGTTTAAAGCCTTTGAATACATTGTATTCAAAATGAGCGTATCGGAGAAAGCCAATCCTGTGGCCACGGAGATGTTTGAAAAAATGAGAAAGGCGTTCTTGGAAAAAGTTTCGGACGAGGATAGGGAAAAGTACATGAAATTTGGAGAACGATTTTATAATTCTTTTGATGTGAATACGGGAACCCCGATTCAGGAAAACAACGCTGGAAATCCTGTGATCTGCATGGAGGAAGCGTTGGCGTACGTTGTAGAGAGTCTGAAATCGGGATTGCATCCGTCGCGCTTGACATATGACGAGGCCATGATTGTCAAGGCTGGATATGGGGACCAGTGGTATGAGAAATGGGGATATACCGTGCAAGACATTCCTTCTGAGCTTCTTCAATAAATAGATTTCCATAAAAAAAAATATATAATCATTACAAAAAAAAGGAAAAAAATGGGAAGTCAGACATCTAAGCCCCTTGTTCAGCAACGAGCTCCACAGGTTACCGATCCTGTTCATTTAGAGGTGAAAAGAAAGATACAGCAGTTCCGTGCTATTCCCCTCGAGGAGGTACAGAAACGTGCACAGAAATTGAGACAAATAAATTCGCAATTAATACAAAATAAATCTCCCCAATATGAAGCTATTCTTCACGATTTATTCGATTTATTCTCTGAATTGTATGCCGAAAGTAGCAATGAATTTGACTCTGATGAAGGTTTAGCATTTTATTTAACTGAGATCATCCATGGATTGGGAGTCACCCATCCCGAATTCGCCACTGTCTTCGAACAGAGTCTCACTACCTTTCCTGGTCAGAAGAAGATTATCCAACAAAAGCTCGTCCGACCCATTCTCAAAGAATGGGCAGAAGCAAAACGCGCTGAACAGGGCGCTGAACAGGGCGCTGAACAGGGCGCTGAACAGGCATGAATAAAATGAAGAGGCTTAAACACATCTTTCTTTGAATTTCAAATAGAGATGGAATTATCGAGGTTATTTCTTTTTCCGCGGGAATTTCAGACAGTGATCGAAATTCTCGAGTATCTTTTTTGTAGGATTTTGTACGACCCTTCTCTTAGTATGGATATCCACAAACTAAGAATCGAGCCAAGCAATAAACCGAAGCGACATCTTTTCTGGAAAACGGGGCAAGATATTTTGTACACACCCTATCCGGCCTGGTGGAAGATTCATTGTGAGGGTAGCCCCGAGAAGCAACACTGTCCCTATCGTCCCGATCATGAGATGGTTGAATTATTTCGATATATTGTGACTTCTTGCAACGATCGAGCAAAAAGACATCAAGGATTTCGGAAACTTCAGGGATTGTTCCGAAAATTGGAGGAAGAATATGCCTTTACCGGATGTATTTATTGTGCACAGCTGGAAAAAGAGATTAAAGATCTCGGTTATCCGGTCGATATGGTCGTGGATTATTATACGGGATGGAAAGAGGATGAAGGCGACGTGGAAACATTAAAAGAAATATTGAAGCCACATATTGATTATTGCGGGGTACTTTTGAAACAAACAAGAAGTACAATCATACGTAAGGATCTTCTTCATGTGTTGTCCATGACGTATGGAAATCACAAGACAGAGTACGAGTCCGCGGTACTTCGACACGCCGATCTGCAATCGTGTTATCAAAAATTCAGCAGGGATATGCAGTCGGCATTGTTAGAACGTGTTCCTTTTCTCTCTCTGAAAAACATTGATTTTAATGCATGGTTTCGAAGTCTATTTTACTTCCAGTTGGAGTTGCGCGATCTCTCTCATCCCGAGACGGAAAAAAGGGTCTTGTTTTGTAAAAAAGTATTATTTCTTCTCTATTATCTATTTCCAGAGGGATTGCCTGAGGCGGACGAACTGGATGGATATCCTTCGTGTTTTTTGCTGGAGAATGGGAAAAAGCCCATCAAGCTCACGGTGTCAGGAAAGACGCTTTATGAATATCATCCCATGATCCGGGGAAATGCCGCGATTCATTCCCTGTCGGTCTGAGGCGGATGGTAGAGAAGGAGGTGTTGAACTTGTTCACCCGTATGTAAGGGAATGGAAAGGGTGCGTCGTACGGGATCATCAAAGGCTTGATAAATGCCACCGTTGGGTATTTTTGTGCTACCGGAAACTCCGAGAAAATGACGAATGAGGTGTCCATGAATGACGAGAACGATAATCTCTCCGTCCCTCCAATCGTCAGCGTGCTCGTGGAGGAATTTCTTCACGCTTCCGGTTGTGCAGATTACTTCTGGACGGTAATGGAATCCGTCGGGTTGTAGAAGATTGGTCTCGTAGACGAGACGACTCGGATTAATATTAGCACGACGCATCTTGAATTGTTGGGCTTGAATGCTCGGAAGAGGGAAATTCTCACCTTCACACCTTTCGAATTTTTTTTGCAAAATATTTGGTTCTTCTTTCAAATGATTGGCAACATGAATATTCACATCTGATTGTGGAAATGCGAGGAGTGCGGTTTCTTGGGCACGAAGGAGGACAGAGGTGTACACTCGTATCTTGCGCAGAATCTTGTGAAAACATTTGGCAATCGCACGACTATCTGTAATGGCCTGTTCCATACCGAGTCGTGTGAGTGTCGGATCAGTATAAGGATCAGTGGCTTTTTTTAAAAGGGGGGAGACATTCGCTTGCGACTGGCCATGACGTATCAGATAGAGATAGATGCGTTTTCGATGGAGTGGAACTGGTATAACAAAATACTCGTCGTCGTCTGCCATAGGTGTTTTTTTTTTCTTACCAACGAGGAAAAAAAAATCAAAAAAAGAGGGAGGGGAGGGATTGGGGAAATGCTTACGAGAGACTGGCAACCATTTGCTGGATGGTAGAAGGGAGACCGACCATATTCTTACCCGTCTTTTTAGAAACGATGTAAGGGAACCCGGGGGCCTTGGACACCATATTGGCATTGGAAGGATCGGTTCCATCTAAATACTGGATGGCGGATCCGAAAGGCTCGAGCATGCTCTTGAGCTTGCGGCAATATTCACAGTTTTCCATCACGTACACCATGATCTGCAGATCGCGGACCTGTTGGATATCGGAGCTGACGTTTTTCTTGCTGATGGTGGCAAGGACCTGACGCATGGGCATGTACCCGGTGACGGTGTTGTTGGTGGAGGTGGAGACGATAAAGGGTACGGCGTATCCACCGTAGTTGGTGAGCTCTTGCTCGTTGGAGGAGATGGACACGTCACGAAGCTGGACGAACTTGTGGAAATTATCGGCGCCCAATACAGAAATGAATTCCTGATACATCTTCTTGCTAAATTCACAATTCTTGTCATAGAAAAAGATGAGACCGAGAGACTGAATCGTGCTATTCATGTTCGTACCAGAAGCAAATCCCTCCGAGACGAGCTCGTTGTCAATGGGACAGGCAGAGGGGGAGACGGCTTCATTGGGTCCGGGAAGGAACGAGCGAATAAATTTGTTGTCAGGACACTTGGCCACAAAGAAATTGGGGGTGCAGTTCGTACCGTACGCGCTCTTGACGTTGTAGTATTGGTTCCCGTCCCCATCATGGGTCAGAGCATCGTATCCGAACACATTCCCCTGCTCCAAAACGACAGGAAAGTTCATGCTCGGGACGGTGGGAGGCAACTTCTGAGCAAACAAGGTATTGTAGTTGCTGGGTGTGCTGTAATCGGTATAAGACGATGTGAGGTTGTTGTTATACTCCGTGGTGGAATAGGTCGACATTGTTTTATTTTGTTGGAGAAAAAAAAAAGTTTTTTTTCTTAGAATGTTAAAAAAAATTTAAGAAAAAAAAAAAATCATGAAATAAAAAAAATATATTTTAGTAAAGTAAAATGACGACCCCCAGCATCGTAAACGCCAGCTACGAATCCTTCAAGATCTTGAGAGGAGTGCCTCTTGTGAATCAGGCAAATCCTGCGATCAATAATATCTGGTTTGCTGCTATTCCTACCCCTCCGGGTGGAACCCCCGTGGATCCCAACAACCAGGTTGTGTACGGAAAATACCAGAACACGACCAAGCCCGCGGAGCCTCTCCTGAATCTTTTCGGTCCTACGCTCTCCGCCTCGCTGAATGTTACCATCGACCTGACCAACCCCATCAACAGCACTCTTGTTGTGGATTCTACTCGTATCATCGTGCAGAACCTTGTCAACAATAACTACATTGATATTGTTCAGGAGGATGCCTACTGTACCTTTGTGTCCAACGACTCGTGTCCTCTTGTCACGGATGGTCCCGGATATTACACCAGCAGCTCTACTAACCCTTGCATTAATCCTCCCTCCCCCGCAGCCTGCCAAGCCAATGGTGTCCTTCAATTCCTTGCCCTTATTTCCATCGCGCCTTCGTGCACATGGCTTGGCACCGGACTTGTGATCACCATTAGCCCCCTTAACGCCAACATGCTCTTCTCTGGCTACACCTACGGTAACTGGTGCCCCTTCCAATTCAGCATCGGAAACTGCAATACCCAGAGCGCCTGCGCCGCTCTTCTCTACCTCACCTGCCCCAACCCTTCCGGCTACGGGTACATCTACTCCGCCAAGTACGCCAACGTCCGCTTCACCCTCCTCAACAAGGCCAAGTGCGCCCAAGGAGGTGCCAAGAAGGCCTGTTACCTGGGTGTGGATTCTCTCGACAAGACCTGCTTCCTTGTGTTCTTCGGCCAGCAACGTCTTATCGGTACTGCCCAGATCCTCCTCATCTCCCCCATTGTGGATCTCAAGGCCATCATCTGGCAGCCGGTGTTCATTGTCACCACCAACACTCCTCTCACTCTCACTTGCTAAACGGAGCCACTCCTCACACACTTCTTTTTTTTTTTGAAAAAAAAAAAAAAAAAAAAAAAAAAAAAAAAAAAAAAAAAAAAAAAAAAAAAAAAAAAAAAAAAAAAAAAAAAAAAAAAAAACAAAAAAAAAAAAAAAAAAAAAAAAAAAAAAAAAAAAAAAAAAAAAAAAAAAAAAAAAAAAAAAAAAAATTTTTTTTTTTTTTAGTAATAAAAACAAAGAAAAAAGCACGATGACTGCCGCCGGAAGAAACTTCAGACACAAATACACCCCTATGGAACGCGAATACATCACCAGGAGCACAAAGAAGGCCCCCAATGCTGTGGCTCTTCAGCCCCACGACTGGCCCTTTTCCGCCGATTCCTACTCCATGGCTGACCTCAAGAAGCGTTTTGTTGCCAGAGGATTAAAGAATGCCGAAGGCAAGAGGAGATCACTTAAGAGTCTTATTACTCCGGGCCGTATGGTCCCCGCCAGGGAGGCATATGCGGCCAAGTCGCCTAACCGTGAGCAGATTGTCAATGCTCTCATTGCGGCTGATCAACACTTCGGTGCTGATCCTTATGTTGACCCCAACTACATCCCTAAGCCCCCCAAGCAGGATGTTTCTGGTCTTCAGACCTACAGGCAATTTTCTGCCCGTCTGAAGGGTCTTGGATCCAGGGCTAACAAGAAGACTGCATATGGTCTCCGTGACGCTGCTGCGGCCGCCGCTGCGGGTCTTCCCCAAGGATTTTACCGTATGCCCAGGGGTGGTGTCGCTGCCGCTGTGGACGCAGCCATTCAAGCGCAAGCTGATGCCAACGTTGCGCAACAAATTGCCGACGTTGCGGCTGCCCAAGTGGCCGTGGCCGCCCAAGTGGCCGATGAGGAAAACTTTTAAAAAATAAAAAATCACCCACCAGAATGATATATTCAAGTTTTTTTTCCTCAAAAAGAAATAAAACACGCTGTCCTTTTATGAATTTTCCTTGGCGCCTCATTGTATTTGCACTCCTTTTCATTTTCTCCATACGGATCATTGCACGATGTATTTCCATTCTGATGAACGATCCTCATTTAACGACAGACAGGTACACATTTCATCAGATTTTTTCCATGCTGATCCTTCATCTCGTCCTGGCAATCGTGTCCCTTATCACAATTTTCGGAACCGCTATGCCTCTGATCCTTTTCGATGCCTACGCCCTCGCGACAACGATCACGACGCTGGTTCTTCTCAGCAAAACACATCTTGCTTCCTTGGAAACGATTTGCGAATCTATAGGAATTATACTGCTTACGAGCGTGTATCTGGTACGCCTACTCGTGTTGTGGAAACAAAAACAAAAAGGATGATTTTTTTTCTTCTCCAATAAATGAATTCCTGTTGGGTACCCAATCGTCGTCAGGATGATTGCGAGCTTATGCATAATTTGCCACATCCCATCAGTGGCTATTGTGATCGTTCCATGGAAAGCAAGAAACAATGTGTGAATGAATGTGTACACAAAGTTAATTATACCCTTCTTCAGAATTGCAAGGAAAAAATGCTCGACGAAAAATACTGCACCCATCAAGATTGTATCAATACCTGCAACAACCTCTCCGATCCCCACAAAAAAATGCAGTGCGAACTCTATTGCAACCAGACCCAGTTTATGAAATCCTCCGATTACGATTATCTCTTCTATTGCAAAGACGCGACCTGTTCCCGTAAATGCCAAGAGGCACTGCGTTGTCGATTTGATCATACCTTTAATTTATGTCAGGTCCAAGTGTGTGGAGATAGCTGTAAATATCTCCCCCGAGATTCCCATCTCCAATGTAGCCCTTCTTCTAAAAATCAGTATTGTCTACGATACACCCCTCATCGACCATGGCATTATCATTACAATGATGCCTCCTTTGCGAAAGAAAAATGTGAGGAAATCGATCATGAGCTTTATCACCAGACCATAGGAAAAGATCGTATTCCCATTTGCAAACGTGGTACCGGATTCTGTCGATGGACCTGTGTAGGCGGTGACAAGAAACCCGCCAAGAAATGCGAGATTAAAGGTGGTCGATGCTACGAAACAAAGAAAAATTGCTGTCGCAATCATCCGAGATGCATGATGCTATCGGATTGATCTATTTTTTTTTTAGGATTCAAGACTCGGTCGATAAAATGTTGGTCGGTAACGTCTCTTCGAGCTGTTTTCGGAGCTTCTCGATAAGAATCGGATGAAACTCGTATTGTGTGAGAAAAGGTTCCAGTAAAGGCTCTACCGCATGTTTTTTCGCAGAAACGTGGCACGTGTACAGCATCCCCCGCAATACATTAAAAATATGGATATGTCGGATCTTGGTCATCGAAAACATGGCATTTAATAATGCCTGATACTGCCAGCTTTCCACACATTCATTCTTATTATGGGTGCGAAATTCAATCAAGACCTGATGCGTCATGTCCAAGAAATCAATGGTGGAAGAAACGCCAAACTTGTATCCATCGGAAAAAAATCGCTTGTCCGATTCGAGATCCTCTTGGAACCCGATCGACTCGAGTTCTTCTTTCGTGACAAGATTACCAATCAAAGACGATTTCTGCTGAAAACGGAATTTTTTCAGAGACGTCTTTTCCGAATATTCTTCCTTGAAAAAAGAGACATAACCTCGAATATTTTCCAGAATGCGCAAGACATCCTCTCCTATACCAGGCGAAGCATGGTCATAATAAAATCGCAGATTCGGTGCACGATCATCTATACATTCCATAAAAAAAATACACGTATTCCAGGCATCAAGCACCGGCACCGTTCCCTGCTCCATATTGGTGGGTAATGGTTTTTGGATAAAATCCACCACATGCTGAAAAAGCGTCTTACGAAACACCTCGTGAAGAATAAAGATCGGTCTCTGAGTATCCGGTAGAGCGCTCAGCTTTCTCACCACCGAGAACCAGTAGGACGCATCCCGTAATACATAATGATTGAGATGAGAATCTTTGACCTGACATAATAAATTCTCGTCGTCCGTAAACAGAATATCCTTGGTCTGATGACAAAATAAAAACGCATCCAAAATGCTCACGAGTAATCTCGGTTTGATCATCTTGATAAAGTAGAGCTTGGCGATGCCATGGAGAATAATCAGTTCCTCTTCCGAATGTTTTCCCCGTATGGGGGATCCCAGACGGTGCTTGGTCAGCGTTGGCTTTTTCAACACAAGCCTTGCCTTATCATCCTGATGCACAAAGACAATGTTCTTGATGGGGGTCATCAACATTTCTTTGCGTATATTGCATCGGTGAATGACCGGTGCCTCGGAATTGTCTTCCGATACCAGTTTTCGAAAGAGCGGATGCGTAATCTCCTCAGGACGCCAGGAAAAATACGCCAGATTCCGGAGATCATTGTACGCCTGATAAAAATAAAAGGACGGATACGTCCTGGTCATTCCCACAAATAAATACTTGGTGGCCCGTGTGAGCGCAACATTCAAAAGAGATTGACTGAGTAATTCCTCCATCTTGTGGAAATGCCTCTCCTCCGGTATTGTGCCACCAGAAAATCCCAGAAAAAACACCACGGGATGACCTTTACCCTTATCACCATGAATGCTCAGCATCATCAGTCTCTCTTTACCCTCTTTCCAATTGATCGGCTGATGTTCGTTAAAATACGTCCTTGTACGAGATAACATACAATTGTCCGCCTGTCGGTTACGGGCAAACAAACGCATGAGATGATGAAATACGAGCTGGTGATTACTTCTCTTCATAATCACAACAATATCCTTATAGCGTATTGATGGATCTTCGCGGGATAGGGTCACAATCATCTTGTGGACCGTCTTTGCCGTTTCCAAAGAACCCGCGTTGTTTGACGTGGCATCATGAGTAAAGAAAAACGGACGATTTCCTGGGAGTTCGAAATAATGTTTCATTTCCGGAATACCATATTTGACACGAAACATCCGCGTGATACAATTGACCACATCTAAATGACTTTTGGGACACCGATAACAGGTCTTGAGACGAAAATCGGTAGGCCGGAGCTCATCAATCATGATAAGCGGATGCTTCATATCGGACAGCGCCTGTGGAAAAATGGTCTGAAGCATGTCCCCCATCACGACCAGCTTGGTATTCTTGCTGGAGGATGACTTGAAAAACTCGATCAAGATCTCGGCGCGCACCGGAGAGATATCCTGAAACTCGTCCACAAGAATAAGGGTGGCCTTGCGACCATTCTTGAGATAGAAATGGGGATGTTTACCGGATCGCAAATGTTCCAACAATCGCACGGCCTTTTTATCAAAATCTGTCGAGAATAACTCGGAATCTTCATGCTCTTGCAATTGTCGATGGATAAAGGCATCATAATTCGCAATCTCAATGACATGACCCTTCCATTCCCCCATATAATGATTACTGATACCTTGTTTTTCAATAGGTATCTTGAGATAATTTTGTAGTCTTTCGGTGATCTCATCGGTGACGGAACCCACAAGAGTCAGAAAAAGACACGCCTGATGTTCTTTTTTTGCATTTTCCAACGAATGGATACCGCATTTAATCATTGTGTCGGTCTTGCGACTTCCGGCACACCCACTTACTTTTTTAATTCTCGATCGATCACGAACAATCTTTTCTTGATCCAATGATATGAATTCCATACCTTTAATGAACAGGGTAAAAGATTTTTAAATTGAAAAAAAAAACATTTCTTTTTTTGTCCTGGGAAAGAAGAAATGACCGATTGTCCCAATTTTTCAGGGGTGCCTATTCCTCGACCCTATCTGGAACCGTATCAGCGCCAGGAGTGGTTTTATCTGTCTCCAAAGTGTACCTATTCACAGAATCCTCTCACTGCGTCGTCACAACGAGAAAATTACAAGCCACCTTCTTATCCGACACCGATGAATAGGACTCTCCAACCCGTACCGGCGTTTCAATCGAATAGCAATTCACCTCTTCAAACTAATGTCATTTACATTGCAAGGCCAAAACCCGGAGGCACGTATTATGCTTTTCCTGATGCGTATTCGTCATTTCCCTATATGCCTTGTGTTTATCCTAATACGAGCACGGAGACTTATTCCACGTAATGGGATAGTTAGAGTGTTGATGAATTTTTTGGAGGAATATTAAAAAATATTCAATTTTTTTGTATACAATTTTGCTCAACAACAACTGCAAGGACAAGCAGAAGATGTTGCATTATTCAGAGAGCTTCTCCAACAACAACAAGCAAATAGAAGAATGAAAAATGGGAAGCAATTTTTCTCCCAACCTCAGAACCATGCTCCTCCATAATGGAAAAGTTTGTTGATGAATCTAAAAAATACAAGAAAATTAAAATTATTAAAAAAAAAAAATTCAACTTTTTTTTTTTTATAGAGATGATATAAAAAAATATGGCACAACAGCAACAAAAAAAACAGGTACAAGATATTTTTAAA